CTCCCCCTCCGCCGCCTCCCCCTCCGCCGCCATCAGTCGGCACAGGTATTCGATTCCCTATCGATCTTCCTCCGCCATTACGCGACGGTTACGGAATCGGCTTTGAGGAAACGCGCGCCAGCATGGAAGCCGAAAGCGGCTCTACTCGCGTGCGCAGATTAACGCTTAGCGGCCCACGTCTTGAACAACTAACGTGGGATCTATCGCAAACTCAGTTTCGTGTATTTGATCTATGGTGGCAAGAAACTATAGGTGCCGGTGCACGTGAGTTTGATATTCTGTTGTCGGATTTAGCTTACGGCACTGTATGGTTCACTGCGCGTTGGATTGGCGCGTATCAAGCGGAAATTAGCGGTGTGCGCTACCGCTGGCGTGTTACCGGCACTGTGCGCCTGCTTGGCGATCCCTTTACGGAGCGTCCCAGCGGCACCGATGAACTGCGCGGACGTTGTGCAGTCGATCTGCAGGCAAAAGGGCGCCTGGAAGTGCCCGTGAGCTTCACGGGCGCGGCGAGTGTGGGCATAGAGGCACGCGGGCGATTGAGTGGCGCAGGGGGCTTCCTTGCGGCTACACTGGGCATAACCGGAACAGGCCGTATCCCACTCGGGCCGCTGCGCGGTTTGGGAAGTTTGGACGTTGCAGGTACGGCAGCTAATACTGAATTTGGCGTGGGTCAGCCTCAAATAGAGCGTGTGTGGTCTGGTATGCAATGGTGGGCATATGGACGTTCTGCGGACATATTAGCTAATGAAGAAGCAGTGCACAGAAGTGCGATGGGGATAACAAATGTCGTTTACTGAAGTTGGCGGAGAATTCACTACGAACGGGACGACACCTGTTACCGTTGTTCCTACACCTTCATCCGGTCATCGTCACTTATTGAACAACGTTCATATAGACAACACCGATACGATAACGCGCACAGCTTCAATATTTAAGGATAAGGGCGGAACACCGCGCCGTATAGGCTTCGCAACTATTATTACAGGTGCACAGTACACTTTCACAAAAGTTACTGTTCTTGATGCCACTAACGAAAGCATCTATGTAGTAATGGGCGAAGCGGATACGACTGCCGCGCCAACCGTTGATGTGGCATATGCTGACGTTACCCCGTAAATGTCTACGCCTATCTGTCCGTCAACTGTTCCGATTGTAAGCAAATTCACGCTTACGCCTGACAGTGGGCTAATTTCGGACAGCGGCGATGGACCCAAGGATTTTAGACGCAGATATTCTTGCGCAAGTGCGCAGGCCAGTATCGCTTGGAATCTTCAGGCGACCGAACTGCAGATACTCTTGACTTTTGGTCGAACAGACCTACTGCAGTTCCATCGCTGGTTTTGGTTAAAGCTTCCTAGCGCGGGCGGTATAACGTGGCATGTCGTACGCATAGCACCCGGAACAAAGCCGCGCGTAAGAAGCACCGGGCACGGCGCGTGGTCAGTCGAAGCAGATATTGTAATCCGCGAACGTGCGTTCACAGAACAGCCTGAACCACCGGTTGAACCGGAACCACCAACAGGGGAACCCGACGTGCTGTCATTCTTACTTAACGGTAATTCAAATACATATCCTCTTGATGCTACTCGTGTAGCGCTGTCGGATTTTTCGACGCGTAAGGCGCTAACTGCTGCAGATTACGCCACATTCAACGAAACGAACGGAAAGTTGACACTTCTGCAAGGTGGCGTGTATGAATTGCTATTATCGATCGCTACTACATCATTGACGTTTTTTACACAATCCGCCAACATCGGTGCAGAAGTTTCTGTATTCAGTGAAGATGACGGACCTAGCGGCTTTGGAATAGCCGCGTACCCGTTTAGCTTCCCGCTTGTAAGCAGTGCGCCTGTTAATGCTGGCGGACCGTCTTTCCCTACCGTAGTGTTACATAAAATAATCAATGTGTATGACTATGCGCCGATACACGATCCATACGAAATCATTATTGAACCGTTCGCATACACTGCAGCGGAAACCGGCACATACTATGTGCTAAGTATTTCAGGATCTTTGCGCAGGCTTGGCGATAGCATCTTTACGCCTTCTGACGATTAATGCCTACCTTTCTAACTCCAAAACGCGGGCTATCCTATTCGCAAGCAATTGCGGAAGCGTACGCGTCAGCACCGGAAACGGTAGTCATTTACGACACATTAGAATTTCGTCATCCGACGTTCGTAGATGAAACAGGCGCCATCGTTGCCGTGCGTGTGGTCAACGATCACGTAAAACTAGTGGCAGGTATAGAAGCCGGCGCACCGGCAGATGCAGAGCGCTTTGTTCAATTTCAGCCGGTGCGTTTTGGCTTTCGCAGACCTACGGAAAGCGATAGCGCGCAAACTCCCGAAGTTGAAATTACTGTCAGTAACGTATCGCGTATACTGATGCGCTACTTAGACTTAGCTAAAGAATCGCGCATACCGATTGAAGTAACGTACCGCCCTTACTTATCTAACGATCTGACTGCGCCACATATGCAGCCTCCGCTTACTTTGACCTTGCGCAGTGTCAGCGCTGACGTAACCACAGTTACGGCGCGGGCAGGTTTCGGTGATCTTGGGAATAGAAGGTTTCCGCGCGTTGATTACACCTCGTCTAAGTTTCCAGGTCTTACCGCGAGGTAATTATGCATTGGGCTGACGGCTATATAGGTAAGCAGTGGGATCCGTTAGGGGATGGCGAAAGTACGTTCAACTGCTGGACGTTTGCGCAGACGGTTCAACGTGTGCACTATTCGCGCGAACTGCCCGACGTTGAAATAAACGCTAGAAACAACTTGGCTATAGCGCGCGCATGCGTGATTGAGTCAACAAAGGACAATTGGGTTTCCGTAGTTACTCCGCTTGACGGTGATATCGTCCTGCTTGCGCGCGCAAGCATTCCTGTGCATGTAGGGACTTGGGTGCGCGCTGGTTATAAATCTGGCGTGCTTCATTGCGTTAAGGGACTTGGCGTTGTTCATCAAACGCCACTAGATTTGCGTGCAGCAGGATGGGGGAAACTGACTTATTTTAGGTGGGTTCCGACATGACAGCTACCGTAGTGCATGCTATCGATTCATTCAACAGCACGCGCAAAATTCAGGCGGTAGCTTCCGGCAGTCTGCTGCACACCCTCGCCCCGCTTGGCAATGCGCCCACGCTGTGCGTGCTCAATGGCGAGCCGCTATCGCGCACGTGCTGGGACGGTTGCGCGCTGGAATCCGGAGATGTTGCTGTGTTTGTAACGCTGCCTGCAGGCGGAGGCGATAGTAACCCATTTCAAATCGTGTTGGCTATAGTTTTAGTAGTAGCTGGCGCATTCACAGGTAACCCTTATTTAATATACGCAGGTATAGGGTTAGGCGTGTCGGGATTGATCCCGACACCAAAAGTGCCTGTAGGGTTGCAACCAGTCGAATCGCCAAGTCCTACATACAACGTCGCACTTTCCGGCAATTCGGCGCGAATCGGTCAGCCGCTGCCTGTGCCATATGGCAGGCACCTCATATTTCCGGATTTCGCTGCGCAACCCTACACAGAATTTCAAGATAACGACTCCTTCTACCATTTTCTACTTTGTATCGGTAATACAGGCGATATAGCGATAGAGTCGATTACCATCGATGACACCGACATTTCGTCATTCGAAGAAGTACAAACACAATTGGTAGGCCCGAGTTTCACTAGCTCGCAATCACTAGTAAGCCCAGTTGTGGTTAATGCGCCCGAAGTAGCGGCGCAGAATATGGAAACGTTCCGCGTAGTGGGCCCGTTCGCTGCTACCGGACCTGGATTAAACGCGAGTAGGCTAGGGCTTGATTTCATAATGCCAAGGGGCCTATATTTTGCTTCAGATAGCGGTGCACTGACGAACAAAACAATAAATTGGAAAGTAGAGGTGCGGCAGATAGACGAGTTAGGTTCGCCTATTAGTGAGTGGTCCGTAATAGGCACGGAAACCTACACTGCCGCCACAAATGAGCCGCAACGATTGACAAAGAACTACACCGTTTCGCCTGCGCGTTACGAAGTACGGGTGTCGCGTACAGATACGCGCGACGATAATTCGCGTGCCGCACATGATATTGAATGGGCAGCTATGCGTGCCTATATCGATACTGTTGCGGCTCTTGAACCGACTGCAACGTATCTTGCCGGGCGTATACGTGCGACAAGTCAGCTTAGCGGAAGCAGTCAAAGAAGAATAGCAGTAATCATCAGAAGAAAACTTGCGGTATGGAACGCCGAAAGCGGGTGGAGTGCGCCTGTTGAAACACGTTCGATAGCATGGGCATTAGCCGACATACTGCGCAATTCCACTTATGGCGGAGGCGTACTAGACAACAGAATAGATTTAGTTACGCTAACTGAACTTGATGCGCTGTGGACGGATAGAGGCGATCACTTTGACGGTATATTCGATAAACGTGTAACTATGTGGCAAGCATTAACCACAGTGGCGCGTGCTGGGCGTGCACGTCCGCTATTGCGCGGAAATGTTGTGACGTTTGTACGCGATTCGGAACAAACGCTTCCTTCTGCCATGTTCAATATGCGTAACATACAGCGTAATTCATTTGCAGTTGATTATTCTTTAGTCACAGAGGATTCGCCAGATGGCGTAAAGTTTGAATATTTTGATGCACGTACGTGGAATATGGAAAGTGTAATCGTGCCGCTTCCCGGTATAACAGAACCGGAAAATATAAGCACGGGTAGCCTTATAGGCGTTACATCTAAACAGCAAGCTCTGCGCGAAGCCGCATATGCTGCTTACGATCTGGCGCTTAGGCGCACAACCGTTCGATTTACTACCGAAATGGAAGGTCATTTGCCGACGTACGGAGACTTAATTGCAGTGTCGCATGATGTTCCTGACTGGGGTACTAGCGCGGACGTTACTGCTTTTGATGTTACCGCACCCGATGCCCCGATACTTACTTTATCGGAGCCCGTACCATGGACCAGCGTGCAGCATTACGCGCTTCTTAGGGACAGTTCAGGTAATACATATGGCCCTTTTACAGTTAGTCAAGGTACTGCATTAAACAAAGCAGTATTCAACGAATCTTTGGGTTTCACGCCTTATGTCGGCACAGAAAAGGAGCGTACTTTTGTGTCTATAGGTCCAGGCGTGAACTTTGCGCGTTACTGCAAAGTGCGCTCTATTACGCCTAACGGCACCAATCTTGTCGCTATTTCAGCCATAGTCGAAGATAACCGCGTACACGGTGCGGATGCGCGATACCTGCCGCAATTCCCGTCAACGCGTCCCGCTTTCTATATGGCTTCCGGCACTGTGGGGTACAATGAAGCAACGTTTGCCCAGAAATCAGCACCGGCTGCGTGGGCCGCTCGTCCAGATGGAACTGTAGGCGATCAAGGTGACGCAGGTTTTACATATCAATGAACCATGGCTATAGGCAACGTCGAAGCTGGTAAGCTAGTATATCTCTCGAAGTTAAACGAGATAATAGCCGCTATCGGTTCTATCGATGTGTCATGGGTTAATTTTGTCGGCTCAACTGGCGTTGTGCGCAATTCCGCAGGAAATATAGCCAGCATAACTAGAGAAGCTGCGGGCGCGTATAAAATACTGTTCACTTCGCCGCGGGCAAGTATAAACTATGCGGTAAAAGGAATTTGCACAGCTACTGCCGGAAATGACACAGGTTTTATCAGCCTCGTTCAATTAACACGTAGCTTTGTGCGCATTGAATGTAGAAACGATGACGGGGGCAGAAATGATCCATCCATTGTGTGCTTAATAATTCAGGGTCCGGACCCTAATAATCGTTCTAGCGCGCTATCGGCTATAACTATTTTCGATCAAACGGTTAGTGAAATAGTAAGCGAAATTGCTACAGGCTCCGCGCGGTTTACGCTTAACTCGGACGGAACAACGACTTATTCAACAACGCTTTCGGGCTCCGGTAGCTTTCCAAACTGGGTTGAAGATGTTAGCGAGGCAGACTCTTTCGAGGCGCGCGCAACGTTGTTATCCGGCACTACGCCTGCAGGAAGCGCTTTAGGTAGCTGGCTTGATTTGACTTCAACGCGTTTTTGGGAAATAAATAACGATGCGTATTTTTATGTCGATTCGACATTTCGTTTAGACATACGCGATAAGGCATCGTTGCAGGTACGCGGCTCTGCAATAGTAACATTGAGCATCGGAACCGGTCCGGGAACAGGCGGAGGCGACTAAATGCCGATATCCAATATTGCAGAAGACGGCGCAATAACTGCTGACAAGATAAATGAAATAATCGACGCCATAAATGATTTATCCATATCGTGGATAAATTTCAACGGTAACCCGTCTGTCGCTATTCGGGCGTCCGTTGGTAATATATCAGGTGTTACTCGCACAGGTTCAGGTCAATATCGTATATCATTCACCACAGCGCGTAGCACGGCTGATTATGCCGTAGCGGGTAACTGCACAGCTACAGCCGGCAACGATACGGGTTTTGTGATGTTAACTGCACAAACCACGACGTATTGCGATATTTACTGCCGTAATGATGATGGCGGCGCAAACGACTGCAGTATTGTTTCACTCTTCGTAGTTGGGGGCTGATATGTCCGGATTTACTAATTACCTGCGTAACGCTATCATCGATTGGTTCCACAGAGCGCAATCGTTTACACCGCCCGCGACTGTATACGTCGCGCTGTGTACAACTGCGCCAAGCGCAAGCAGCGCGGGAACCGAAGTTTCTACGTCTGGCACGAGCTACGGGCGTGTCGCTGTAACTGCCTCGCTATTAAACTGGGCAGGTACTCAGGCCGCTTTAAGTACGTCAGCGAGTTCCGGAACATCAGGCACAACCAGTAACAATAGTTCAATCAGCTTTGGCACTGCAACGGCTTCGTGGGGAACTATTTCGCACTGGGAACTGTACGATGCATCGACAAGCGGCAACCGCCTAATGTTTGGCACGATTGTCGATGGCGCAGGTTCAGCCTCTCCGCGCAGTGTGGCTACGGGCGACCCTGTTAGCTTTCCTGCATCTGCCCTGTCTATCGTTTGGAGCTAGCTTTATGCACGTAGTTCCTGAATGGCGCAAGCTGATTCGAAAAGCTTGGTCGATCCGACTGGCGCTGCTGTCGGCTTCGCTATCGACCCTGGAAGGCGTTTTGCAGTACGTGGCACCTACGCAGGCCAGCGGGCGATTTGCGCTGCTGGCGGGCGCTGTAGGGCTTGCTGCGGCCGTTGCGCGCATCGTGGCCCAACCGGCCTTGCACGAGTAGCCATGCCTCGCCCTACGCCGCGCCGAACCGCTGTCACCCTGGCCCTGGCAGCGGCAATTGCAGTGCCGGCAGAGGGATTGCGACAAGTCGCCTATCGGGATCCGCCCGGTATCCTGACTGTCTGTTATGGCAGTACGACGAATGTGCAGCCCGGACGCGTTTATAGCCTGTCGGAGTGCAAAGCGAGGCTTGAAAGCGATATGCTTTCAGCGATAGCGACTGTTGAACAATGCGCACCTAATTTACCTGAGAACGTATTAGCGGCATTCAGCGATGCCGTATATAACTTAGGGCCGGCTATTGCATGCGACAGAAACGCGTCTACAGCAGCGCGAATGCTAAGCAGCGGCGATATAGCCGGCGCCTGTGGTCAACTAGTTCGCTGGGACAAAGCGCGCGTAGCCGGGGCGCTTATAGCGCTACCCGGCTTGACTAAACGAAGGCGTACTGAATATGAACTGTGTATTCAGAAACCGTAGCGGCCTGCGCAAATAGGCCCGATGCCTGCGGCAACGCTTTCCGGGTCAGTCAAGTCCCTATTGCACACGGAACACTTTCCGAATTGCTTGCCGTAAGCAATCGCTGCCGCTTTCGGATCCGCAGCAATCGCAAGTATTTCCGCTTCGGCTTTCGCGTCACATTCGCGAACTTTCAGGAAGCGTCCGCCTAGTACCTTGCCCATGTACTGCCCTGGAAGGTCGCCACTCGGCGTGCGAGTCTTGATATAAATTGCGCCCGCATTGGCGCTTGTTTCGCTGGCTGGACTAAACACGAACGCGCCGAGACGCAGTTTAGGATAGACGATGCCTGCAGCTTTTGCTTTAGCGAATGCAGCTTCTACGGGGTCAAGCTTGATTACCGGCGCAGGAGTTTGCGTTTGAACCATTGCAGCGAATGCGCGTGCAGCCGGATCCGTACCTTTTGGAACTTGTTGAAGGTTGCGTGCAGCATCGGCAACTATGTCACGACGAATGCCGACTAGTGTACTATCAAAAACACTACCGTACTTATCAACATTGGCAAGCTGATTCGCGTAGTAATTGCTGCCACTTTGCGCACGCTTTTGCATGTACGCGTATTCGTCCGCATGTGCCAGTTTCCAGGCTGCAGCAGCATCGGCAGCCTTTGCAATTTTACGTTCGTTCCGCGCCTTCTTTTGCAGTTCACGCACGCGCGCTTCCATTTGGCGGTTGAACGTTTCGAACCCGGCAACGGCACCGCCAGTTTGCTTAACGCACTCGCTACCGACAGTGAAACGCGCGCCATCATCGCCGACAATGCGGTAGGCATACTTTATAGGCGTAGTGCAGTAACTGCAGCGGGTTTCGTCAATGTCGCAGGCAACGCACTTGAACGGCGCGCGGCCCAGCTTTGCAGCTTCGAACGGGTGCACAGCCACTTCGCGCGGCAGCGTCGGAGCGCGGACAGCTTCCGCAATGGCAGAAAGTTCGGCGTTGACTTGATCGATATCGATCTGCATGACTAGCTCCTGATTACGTTGCGATGTAGCTATTATGGCAGCTTTTTAGCTAACGTCAAGACTTATTTTTTAATGCAGTCGAACTTCGCCTACTTGATCTGTGACAATTGTTGTGTAAACGCCAGCTTCTTGCAACTTGGCTAAGCACGCAGTGAACAGCACATGAGGCAAACGACTGTCACGCTCTGCGTCGGGAAGATGGACAGCGGCATAGACCGTATCACCTTCGATCTGTACGTGATTGGCAAGAAGCACGCTGTAAACAAGTTGAAGCAGTTCTGATTTTCCGTCCAGCGCTACTTGTGTGCTTTGCATGATTTGCTCCGTTTACGTTTGCGATGTAGCTACTTTAGTCGCAAGGTCTACAAAGAGCAAGTGAAATTTTCACTATTTTTAGCTAAGTGCAGTGCCCCCAGTCCGGGCCTACTTCCATTTCCGCTTTAACAGGGATCTTTAGCGGTATCGCGTTTTCCATAACGTTGTGCATGGCTGCAAAAGCTTCCTCGGTTCCAGGTGCGCCCGAGTCCGAAAAACCTAGCTCATCGTGCACGGTCAAACGCGGGACGCCTGTAGCTGAAAATATACCGCTTTCATAGCAGATGAGCATAGCTTTTTTCATCAAGTCCGCCGCGCTGCCTTGTAACTTTCTATTTAGCGCTTTATGCAAGTTAGCGCGTTCAATGTTTAATCCGTACTTTGCGCGTGCAGCTTCGTACGGCAAAGCTATCCCACGGTCATCCCAATCAGCGGCATTCCATAAATCAAAACGACTGGCTCTACCTAATATCGTTCTAACCACACCTGTGCGCATGGCTTCTTGCGCGCAGTATTCCATTGTGGCATCTGCAAAGGGCACGGCAGCGTGATACGCTTTGAAGAGTTTCTTTCCTTCTTGTGGAGTTAATCCCAGACTACGCGTAAGCTTTGGTACGCCCATCCCGAATACAAGCCCGAAGTTAATAGTTTTGAGCGGCTTGCGCCTATGCTTCCGTTGCTCCTTTGTGGTTATATCCCAACCTGCAAATGGCGCGACTAGATCAAGCGTCATATCATGGTAATCTGTCTCAGGGTGCGCGATAAAGTTTTGTCGTACTTTATCGCTACCTGGACCTACTGCAAAATGTATAAGGAATCGATACTCAATTTGTGAATAATCGTATCTTCGCCACTGCTTATGCCCTTCGTCTGGAATGAATAGGCCGCGTATAAGCGGTGCTAGTTCTTCGTCGCGACTTGGAACATTTTGCAGATTTGGGTTGCTTCCGCTGAATCTACCGCTACGCGTCCCACCTTCATCGGAACGCATATTGTGAAACTGTCCGAATAGTCGGCTATTTATATGAGCATCTAAAATATAGTTCTGTACAAAGGTATTACCGAGTTTATCTAGCTTGCGTTGTTCGCGTATCGCATCGCCTATAGGATGCTCAACAGATTCAAGAAATACGCGTTCAAAGCTTGGAGCACCGGCAGATGTGCGCGGATAAGCTATACCTAGTTTATCAAAAGCTAAGGCTATGGATGCTGCGCTGTTTACGTTTACTTCTAAGCCGGCTAACTCATTTAGTTTGTTATTAGCTTCCTTAGCGCGTATAAGTAGAGTGCCGCGTAATTTCTCTGCGCGTTCTATATGCACGCGTACGCCCGCAAAGCGCATATCTATAAGAAGCGGTGTAAGCCTGCATTCCATTTCGAATAGGTCTAGCAAGCCTTCGCGTGACAGTAAAGGCCATTGCTTATTTATCAACCTAAGCGGCAAATCGGCATCGGACTCGGCGTAAGGCCCGACAAGTCGCGCGGGCGTGCGATAGATGTTTTTTCTTTGATCTGATGTAGGCGAACCGCCATAAGCCTGCGCCTGCCATTGATACATGGCGCTTGAATCTTTGCCTTCGTTTAAGTATTTTTGCGCTAGTATTTCAAGAGAAACGCGTGAACGTTCGTCTAGTAAGGCTTCGGCATGCTGAACATCGTATAGCACACCTTTAACGTAAACTTTTTCTTCGCGTAGCCAACCTACGTCATATATTATGTTCGCGCCTACTTTAGGTTGATGTGCGCGCGTGAGTTCAGTCCTGGCCCACGCTAAAACCTTTTCAGGTTCGAAGTTATATTGCGGTTCAACTTCATGACGCATTGGAAAATACCAACGCCCGTCACCGTCCGCGCCTATGGATATGCCCACGATGTGGCCGACTCCGCGCGCCCATCCGGGACCTTTACCTGTTACTGGATTACCTACGGCATCTTTGTAATCGACTAGCTCCGGGTCCCATGTTTCGCAATCGATTGATATAATGCGCGCTGCAGAAAGGTTTGGAAAATATGCGGGCGGTTTCCAGCCGGTTTCGGGTATTGGCGGAAGCGGGCGATTAGCGACAGACGCTAATTTGCGTGCGTACGGGCTAGCGTCTTCCCAGAATAGGCCGACTGAATCAGCGCGCATGTTTACGATCTTCCCATGTAGCAGCGTACTGCAATAGCTCCGTCTTTAACTTCAACAAGTCTATAGGAGGCGGCGCAACGTATCCAGGCAAGCATCTAGGATAGTCGCAAAACTGCCCGCATTGCGGGCAGTTAGGGCATTCTAAAGGGCACGCAACGACTTCAACAGACATGGACAGGGATACCCCTAGCTTTGGCACGTTTGCGCATATCGGCTGTTCCGGAGCCACCTGGAAACGCCAGCACCATAGCCGGCGCTGTGTGGTCAAGCATCCATTGATTTCTAACGGGGCCTGCGCGGTTGCCTAGAAGGTCCCATGCCGCATGCATTGTAAGGCACGGCCTGCCGTTCTTTATCGCCCAGTCGCGCGCCAGTCTATCAGCACCGTTTGCACCGCCTTGCACTAGACACGCTTGCGGAAAATCAATGTACAGTTTTCTAAGTACATCGTGCATACGACTACTATCTTTGTAGTCACGTCCGCCAGTTATTAGAACTATCATTTAATCGGTTCAAGTTTGTGACCGTCAGCTAGTGCGGATTCGAGGCAATCACCGTGTATACGGTGAAGTCTTGCATCTTCCTTGGCGCGGATTAGATGAAAGTAAACATGACTCGGTTCTTTCCAGGTGCGCGATGTAATTGCGCATTGCATTGCCAACAGAAAGAGGGGCCGCCGCTTCCCTGACGTGTTTTCATTCTCTAAGTCCTACTATTGCACCGCGCAACCGTTCGCCAAAAAATAGACAAGGTTTCGGATATGTACTAAAATCGGCAGTAAGTGCCACACCTTTAAGAAGATTTAGCATATTTAGATTGAACACGCCATGACTAAACAGGCCATCTAACTCATATGCCGCGCCTTCTTCTATGGTTGTGTGCGTTTGTATACCGTCAGAAGTAAAACGAACTGCGCCGTTTTTATTGACAAATGGTTTAACTATGGCAAGTGCTGAAAATAGTTCGGGTGAGACTTCGACAGGATTTGCAGCAACGTCCAGTATCCTAGACAAGTCAGGCCAATCATTAGGAAGCAAATGTGAGCGTAACCATTTACCTGCACCGTAATGAAATGTTACGCTACTTGCGTCGTATTGCGCATGCAATGGTGGCTCGTCTATTCGCAATAGTTCTTTGACTGTAGCTTTCGGCAAGGTAACCACAACGGGCAGCGTGCTGCCGGCCCAGTATTCGACTAGCGTTACATTGTTTGTGGCGTATATGCTCGGGCCGCGCAGTAGCACGCCCTGGCACCACGGTCGGGCCGAATCCTCGCCGATGAAGGGGGCGACTGCGCGGAGCCCAGCAAGCAGCGCAGGGCCGTCTACAGGGCAGGCAATGCCTCCGGGTACAGCGTGAGGGGTAGGGCCGTCTACGCACTCCACAAGTGCCCGGAATTTGCCGCTGCGGACGCTCAGGCGCCCGGCCTGTGTCAGGCTTAGCTGCACGGTGGAGTCGCAAGAGCCGATGGCTTTTATCAGCGCTTCGGCGCGAGGCTTGCAGGCTATGTCGAAAGGTATTTGACTGGAAAGCGCTATTACACCGTTGTATCCGCGAACGGTGTGATTTTCAATGACAAAGTGCGTAAGCGCGGGTATGAATTCTTTTTTCGCTACGCTGCCTTGTACAAATTTAAGCGCTTCGAGCATCAATGTCCTTTATTGTGCAGCGGTTATCGTTGAACAAGGTCAACGCGCCGTAAGTGCTGTACGTGTTCCACTCAAACACACGACAACCGATAATTTTTGCTACTGCTAGTTCCATATTTGCGCCGCGACTCTGTGACCACCCTGCAAGCAGAACGATGTTTTCGCAGTCGAGTAGTTGACGCAAATCCTTGCGCAAACATAGCGCATACGGTACGCCGGGCGCGTTTATTTCTGCAGGATTGACGACAACTAGACCAGCGTTGCGCAATATCGCAGTTACTGCGTTGAAAGCCGGATAGTTATGGTCGGCGTAGCCTGTCATCGGACCAGACACGTACACAGGGCCGTACGCCAGTGCGGCAAAAGCTGGATTAGTCATGTGAATTTGGTGTGGGATTAGCGCCCGGGAACAGTCACCGGGCGCTTTGAACGAGGAACAGGCCGGCATTGCACCGGCTTGCTTGGCTTACTGCGCTTGCGTTGCAGCGGCAGCCGCTGCAGCCTCTGCGGCGATCTTGCGCTTTGCCAAGTCCATCTGCGAAGGCACGCGGCCCGTCACGCCATTGAACTTGCGCCACTGGCTGTAGCTGGAACGAACGGTGTTATCGTTCATCTTCAGTTCCGCCGCAACAGCCATCAGATCGCCGATTGCAACGGGCGCACCAAGGGTGCGGCTCAGTTCGTCCATCAGTGCCCACGCGTTGCCGCAGGCGCTGCCGGGCAGCGGGCGGCGCACGTCGTTTTGCACCGGCTGCGTGTTGACGGCCTTGGTCGCCTTGGCTGCTTCCTTGGCGGCCTTCTTGGCGGCAGACTGGGCGCTACGCGCATCCTTGCGGGCTTGCACTGCATCCTTCTTGTCTTGCTTCGCCTTTGCGCGTTCGGCCTTCTTGGCCGCCTTGGCTTCTGCAATCGCAGCCTGCTTCGCGGCTTCCTCTTGCGCGCGCAGTGCAGCCTTTTCGCTGGCTTGCGCTGCGGCAGCTTGAATCGCGGCAAGTGCCGCATCGATTGCGATCTGTGCAGGGGTCTTTTCAGTCATGGCGTTTCCTTGGTTGGTTGATTGTGTGACTTGATTTGTCAACCGCTGAATCTTAACGCAGCGATTGGCAATGTCAATACTTTTATCTGATTAATTTGTGGGGCTGGTATGCCCGTAAAACTGCCGCCAGCGGTAGTAGTGAATATTTGCCGTTGTGCGATTGACTGCCGCTGCCGCTGCCGCGATGCGCGCCTGTGAAAGCGTGCAAGTCGGGCCGATGGCATCGAAGATGTGCCACAGCGTGTCACCGATTGTGCCGGCGCTTTGCTTTTGCACACCGTTGCGCACTTCCCGATGCGCATCGATCACAACAGCGGCGCGGAAACTGCGTTCCGCTGCAATAGCTGTTTTTTGTTGTGCCGCGAAGTTGGCGAAGATAGCTGCCAGATCGGCAGGCGTGCTTGACAGCGCAAGCGAGGTAGCAACGCCGACGGGGTCAGATGCTGCACCTTCTTCACCGTAGACGCCGCTTGCTGTGACGCCTGTTGCTTCTTGCACACGCGTTTCAATACCCGAAAAGTCACCGGTCAGCATCGGCACGAAAGGCGGCGCATCCGCTGACGGCAGTTCCTGGAACACGGGCTGCAGATCGACAAGGCGCCCGGTGGGGCTCACTTGCGTAGCTTCTTCGGCCGGCACCTCAATCGCTGCGGGTTCGTCGTCCACAAGCGTCCCTGCGCCTTCCCACTTCGGGTGCGAGGCGTCATCTTCGGGCGCGGGTTGCTGGGCGGCCGTCACGGCAGCAGAAGGCACCGGGTTGCCGTCTGCGTCAAGCCAACAGCCCCACTGTCCTTCGTGCTGCGTCAGGTAGCTTTCCCACAGCGATTCAAGCTTGTGAGTCTTGATGAGAAAGCGTTTCGCGTGGTGTTTCGCTTGCGGCTTGAAAGTGAACTGAGTCATGTTCGCCCCTTGTGGTTAGACAGTGCAACGAACTATAGCTTACGCACGCTAGTCTGTGCAACACCTCATCGACTATACGACGATAAATTTTTGCTATTAAAAAATTAAAGCTATTAAAAAGGTATATCGTCATCGAAGTCGTCTTTACCTAATACGAACGGTTTAGATGGTGACGAAGACGGTGCAATATCTACATGCAAATACGGTTCGACTACATCGGCATCCGGCTTACTGTAAGTGGCAGCATTTTTACCAAAGCAGGAGCCGTCAAAACAAGCAGCCATAACAGACGGATACTTTTTGTTAGTCATTACGCGAATGTGCGTAGGGACCTTTATACTTTGTATATCTGCTAGCGCTTCTAAAGTTGTTTTGGGTACAGGCAAGTTACTCCGTTCGTGCCACCAACGTTTAGCATTGCCGCGTGCGAAGTTGTTTTCGTGTTCAAAGCACGCGAAATCTTGAAAGCGCCTCAACCCACAAAAGTACGCGATTTTAAGGCTAGGCGGTTTACCTATCTTTGTGTGCATGCTGTATGTAACATGATTCACAGCAAATTCTTCTATTACAGGTGGTTCAATTTCGCCTGTCTTAACTAGTGCAGCCGTACCGGCTTCCGATACTATCTTAGGTCCGAATACGGGAAACTTGTGCTCACAAAAACAACACTCTTTAGCCGTAGCGTGATTGTATGTATTACATATCGGGCACAATTTAACCGGAGCTTCGCCGGGCGTTTCGCCTTTTTGTTTTGGAATTACAGGGTCATTTATAGGTCCGAGTCTGGGCGTATTTTTGGCGAAATCTAGAACTAAGCAATTAAGTTTGTGACTGTGCGCGATAGCCGATAGGCGACCGTCGATTGTGTTTAAGTCAAAGCCCGTTGCGTAATACGGTCTTGTGCCACGTCCAAGCATCTGCACCCATAGTTGTGAAGATGCAGACGGGCGCAGCATAACTATGCAATCTAGTGCAGGATGGTTTACACCTGTCGTCAGTATATTATTGTTTGTCAGCGCTCTTACTTTACCGGTTTTCCATGCGTCTAGTGCGTCGTTGCGTTCGTTACGGCCTAGTTTGTCGTGTACGGCTAAACATGGTACACCTAAGCTATTTAACATATCAGATGCCGTAATGGCGTTTTTAACGCCTGCGCAAAACACTAACCAGCTATAGCGATCTTTTGCCTGTTCACATGTTTCTAATAAAGCTTCATAAGTTACTTTATCATTGGCGCAAATTTCCTGCAGTTCGCTTTCTACAAAATCGCCTCCGCGTATATGCACGCCTTCAACATCTATACTCGTTTTTGTTTGTCTAGGTACTAGTGAGCATAGATAACCTTCGGCAATCAGTCTATTGAATGATTGCATGTCAGTTATATCAAAACAGTAATCGGTAAACAGGCCCCCGTTTGTAAGGTCGCCTATTCCTGCGCGCCAAGGTGTTGCAGTAAAGGCTATAACACGCAAGTTAGGGTTAGTTTTGCGTAAACCTTCTATCAGTCGATTGTACATTGTTGTTTCAGCGACATTAACTGCATGCGCTTCATCAACTAGAATAAGTCCGACATGGCCTAAACTTTGCCACTTGTTTACTATACTACCAATACCGCAAAACAGTATTCTTTGAAATAGGTCCCTGCGATTCAAGCCGGCACTATGTACGCCCGCAGGTGCGTCAGGCCATATATCAAGCAGTTCATCGAAGTTCTGTTTTATAAGTTCTTTTTTATGCGTAACCATTAATACGCGTTCTTGCGGATACAATGAGTACACGTACTTAAGGAACTCGGCTATAACAACAGATTTGCCGGTTCCTGTTGGCATTGCAACAATGGGATTGCCCGTAGCGTTATTTTGAAAATAACGTACTATGGACTGCCACGCTTCCGTTTGATACGGACGCGGTAAATATTTAGACATTACAGATAGGCTTCTGATTTTGTCCACATGCTGCAGCCTACTTGCTGCCGCGCTTTTGTCGGAAAAAAGTTCTCCCCGTCATTTGCTACGCCTTCTTCAGGTCCAAATATCATTTTCATTTGGCGTTCTTTGTTATTGCAATACCATGTACCATCGGGACGCGGTTCACTAAATTGACACGTCCTGCAGTTACTGTGCGGAGGCGCACTCATGTGACAAACCGGCCTATGATCGCACATTTTGCATTCGTACCAGCTAGCGTCTTCTTTTATGCGCTTAGGTGGCGTATGCATAGGAATTATAGCTATTGCGCGAGAAAGGCAGTTATCTGCCGCGACAATATTTAGTGCAATAACTTCTGCGTAAATCTCGTCAGTGTCTTTGTTTACCGCAAAGTATACGCCGAAATCTAATCCCATCTTTCGCATGTATTGCTGCATTTGCAAATAGTGCGTAGGTTTAGATAGCTGCACACCCTGCGTCCTTACAGCCTCAAAACTTTTATCATTGTGTGTTTTGAATTCAGAAAGCGCGGGCGTATTGTCGGGTAAATCTGGACAACCTACGAACACACCGTCACTGCTGCCGCTCCAATGTCCGCCGGCATCGCTTACACGAAATTGTTTTCCGTTAGCGTCTTGTTGATATACCGTACAACCAATCGTCAACAACAAGGCGATAAAACGCGCTTCTTCTAGGTGCCCGCGATTAAATAGCCTTATCATTTGTCCGGAAAACTGTCGCGGTGTTGCCCATCGAAAGCTGTACCATATAGCGCGTTCGCAGCTATTTCCTGCTATACTTGCACCAAGATGCGAACGAAATAAATCATGTTCTTGCTTGTATGCATCTGACATTGTAGGCAGTACGCGCTCTAACCACATGCGGAACGCGTTGCCTTGATCGTATGCAACCGCTGCTTCAAAGGCAGCTAGTGTTTTTGTTGCGACTACCGGTGCTGTCGGCATTGCGGAAGTATTTATAGCGACCATTGTTGCCTAAATAAAAAAAAAAAAATGGGCGCGAAGCTCGCACCTTCGCGCCCGAACACCCGGCGAGCCAAGCTCCAATAGCTCAAGCCGGGCGAAGGAGGAACACTGTTAGCTTACCGCGGCTGCGCCCACGGGGGTGTTGCGGGGGCAGGGCCACCGGCCCAGGGTTGCGGCTGCGTCTGGGAAGGCCCCTGCTGCGGGGGTTGCTGCGGTGCCGGGGCCTGTTGCTGTGCCCACGGAGGCGCACCGCCTGCGGCAGGTTGCTGTGCCGGCCCTTGCTGCGCCCAAGGCGGTTGCGCGCCCGTTTGCTGCGGTTGGGCAGGCGGAGCCCACGGGGCGGGCGCTGGGGCCTGTTGCTGCGGTTGTTGCGGCTGTGCGCCCCAGGGAGCGGCCACCGGTGCGCCGACGCTGGGTGCTGCCTGCGGGGCAGGGGCTTGCGCCTGTTGCTGCCAGGGTTGGGCTTGCGGAGGCTGTGCAGGCGACCATGCTGCCGGAGGCGCAGCCATGGGGGGAGCGCTGCGCGTCGGCGCAGGCGCTGCGGACGTATCGCCCACTTCCTCGCTAATGTGCCGCCATCCGCGCGGCTCGTTCTTCGCTTCGTATGTCTTACCAGTTTCCTTGTCCTGGTAGGCAGGCTGCAGCACGACTTTCAGCTTGAACGGGATGTTGTGCAGTTGATTGGTGTCCTGCAGGTCCAGCACGCCCACTGCATGGCACTGCGCACTCAACTGGCGCCACGCAATATCGACGGTCTTCGGATTGGAATTGCGCGTGTTGAAACCGCCGAAAATCTTGTGATTCGTGTATTTACCGTCGATGATCTGATAGCGAACGGCAAGGCGTTCGCCCTGTCCGTCAGCCGTCGCCTTCATTTCGGATTGATCCATGATAGCGATATACCATCCTGTGGGGACAGGATCCATTCCCGCATCGGGTTCAACCGAACGCGCATTAAAGGTAAGTTGGGCCATTTTGAGTGTTACTCCTTATCGGGCGTTGAAGGCGGTGCCCAGTTACCGCGTGAATACGTCGATGCCGTTTGTTTTGTAGAGCGCTTCTGCAAAAGCATTCCACGAATTTGCGGGCGGTGCCGGCAGCTTCACATCCGCCAGCATGCCGAAACGGTTACCTGCCACGTAAGCAGGTGTACGCGATAATGATAGCACACGGCCTTTATTTTGACTGACAGCGCGCGCCATCTTGCTGCCCGCATCCGATGTGGCTAAGAAAGCCGGTTCGTGCAGGAAACCGACTACATCTGCCCACTGCGTAATAATCTCGCGCTTGCCGTAGGTTTTTTCATTTTTGGGACTATGTAGTAAAAGATCCCATGAATTATATTCACCTATCATTGGGTCTTTGACTACACTGCTAAAAACGTGGCACGTGAATATAATATTTATTCCGTACCAAACCGACAAACGATCAAGCTGCGTAAGAAGTTCAGCGAAAAGGTTGTTAGCCACAGCGTAGGCTTTGCCGTAGCCTCCGTGCGCTACTTCCATCGTAGTAGTTTTTCCGCGTATCGTATCAAGCGACAATACGTGTTCGTGAATCATACGTTCAAGCGCCGTTGCTGAATCAAAAGCCAGCGTTCCAAACGGCAACGGCCTATTAGCTGCGCGGTGTTGCTGAATTAGCTGTTCAATTTCCGAGAGTAACTGCAGCACGGCCTTATACGACTCAAGAAGCGGCGTTTTATTGACGTTAACGCCAGCATACCCGACTTCAAGCGGCACAAGCAGCACGCCTGGGGCGCCTGCGCAGAATGTCGTTTTGCCCATCTTCTCAAGGGCAGCGACTACGACGCGCAGGCCCATTCGAGCCACGCCGCTTGTTACCTGTGCAAGTATGCTCATGCGCCGTACACACCGTCAACGTTGGTAACGGACATAACCGGTTTCTCTTTGAGTGGCGCTATGCTCGCCGGTTTACCGCGTCGGGCAGAGCTTGTGCCTTCGAAGCGACTGACAAGCTCCGAAAGTGCCGGATCCAGGTTTGGATACTCATTGCGGATGTGAAGCAAAAGCTCCGCATCATCAAGATGTGTGGCTACACGCAATTTGCTCAAGTTGGTTCTCCAATGTCGCGAATGTCACGAAAACCTATGAACGTCGCAAATCTAGGCGCATCTTTTGCACCTATTTCAAAATGCTTGTACTTAAATACTTTGCCCATAACTTCGGACGGCTGCGTAAAATATTCCATGCGCTGTTGCGCTGTAAAACCGCTGCCGACTCTTATACGCTGTCCTGTTACAAGGTCTTCGCCGATCAACGCGCCCAGTGCGCCGGAAGGAACCATACCTTCGGCAGACTGGCTACGCTTGGCGAGCCCTAGCGCGTCGTCTAGCGCTTCGTTCTCATTATGCATCATTTCTGTCATGTCAACAACGCGCGCTTCTCCTGTTACGAAACGCTTCATTTTCATCATGAAGCCTTCTTTAAGAGTGCTGCGTCCAAACTTGTAAGGTGAAAGCGGATCACGAAGTATAAGACCTTCGTAACCTCGTTCTAAATGATCCTCTTGTGCCAATACAAGTGAATCCATATCCTTAGCTACTGTTTGTTCCAATAGCTGCAACCTTGGATGCAACGTATAGGGCTCTTGAGAAAGCGTAATTAAAAGCTGCGCGTATCTATCTGCGAATGTGAAAGAAGCCGGGGCATTCCAGCAGTCAAAAACGTAATATACGAAGTCAGGTTCGCCATTGACAGACATTACGCCTGACATTGTGTCAGTAAAGACTGTATCCGAATAAGGCGCCCCTACGCACAGTTCTCCGTCTAATCCTTCAAGCCACGGACTCGCGAGCATGTGTTGCACGTAGCGATTGGGGATAGGCTCAAGCTTGCGTGACTTAGCCACACCTTCGTGCACGACGCAGCGTACTCCGTCCAGCTTCGCCGAATACAGCAAAGGGAAACGAAGGCCATCTGCGGGCGCAGCCACTGCAAGCATTGGGCGCATAGCTATTAATGTTCCGTTGCTGCCAAAACGTCTTGAAATGCCTTAATGATAACTAGGCCAATTTGACGGCCTAAATCGTCTTCAGTGCGCGCTAAGCACTGTTCTTCAATCGAAGAAGCAATAAGCGCCATTCGGGCTAGCTTAGCTTCTGCAAGTCCTAACCGCGTCACTATCTCTTTTAATGCGTTCTCTGCGGCAACCTCTTGCGCTTTGGCTTCTGCCTGTGCAAGCACATGAGGCGCAATGGTGGAAGGTGCCGACATACCGGGCAATCCCGCAAGCATCTGCGCAAGACCGTCCATACGCTTAGGTGGGCGATTGGGAAATTTGTGTTGCATATGTACTTTCAATCACTGGACCAAGTAACGGACACCTTTTCGGTGTGACTATTCCACGTATACGCACCGGCAGCTTTTAATACACGTCCGGTAGGCAGAGCGTTTCCGCGTCTGTTGTTGCAGTCTTTGCACGCTATTCTGTAATTAGTTTCAACGTTCTTGCCGCCGCGCGATACCGGAAATACGTGATCGACTGTAGCAGAAAAGAAAGTTAGTTCTGTCGGGCAAAGGTAGCAGCGCAGGCGTTCTGTTCGTTCGAATTGTAGGCGCTTAAACGTCTTTGGACTCATCGACTTGCCCGAATTGAGCCGATCTAGTATGACTTGCTTGCACACGCTAATTGGCGTTATTTACGCGGTTCCACGATAGGTGCGGCATTGCTGTCCTTACTGAATACTTGAAGGGCACGTGTACAAGCAAAACAGCGGTAGCGGCCTGTTATAGGCAACAAGTCCCATCCGCTGTTTTGCATGTCGTCTGCAGGCCATTGCTTACCGCACCCGCCAGCACAGCCAAGCGTAGGCCGTTCTTTTGGCTCTGCCACAGCTACGCCTTGCGCACAAGTTCTTTGTACATTTGCATGAGTCCAGGCAGATGCGGCTCAAGCAATTCGATAGTGGCACGCGCATACACCTGCGCTTCGATCTGCGCGTGACTGTGGTCACGCAGAGAAAGAAAACTGATGAACAGGTTGCGCAGGTTCATAGTCGTGAGCCAATGCGTATAGTGGTTCACGTGCAAGAACATGCGCGCATGTTCAGGAGCCGCGCCTAGCCGGATGTAATGTTTGTACATCGCATAGGCGGATGCGCAATGCTGGTCAATATCGACTCTGAATGCCTGTTGTACATCCTGCGAAAGGTTATCTTCCTGACCCTGTTTCTTGTTGGCTGCTTTTCCGCCTACGACTTTGGGAATATACCATTCCTCCGGCAGTGTCACGTATCTCGCACTGACTTCGTTGATTGACTGCGTACGTTGGCGTACCATCTGCCGCGCAACGAAAATAGGCAGCTTCATTTCTAGCCATACTACGATGGCTTCGAAAGGCGTCATATGCTGGTTTTTGAGTAGGTAGCGATTCAGCCGCATTTCGTCTTCGTAGGTCCGGTCTTGGTCCGAACTATCGAAGGACATGCGCGCAGCATTCGCTACGTCAGTGTCATCTGCATCAAATACATTTCCGTAAGGCGGTTCTTTGTCTTGACGGATGATGTTCGTATAAGCATCGCGCCGAGTCGGCCCCGCAATGTTGCGCAAGGTTACAAAGCCGTGATCCAGGCACTTAACCGTATATTTAGCGTTTTGGTTCACAGCAGTTCCCCTTTTGCGTTGTGCACTAGATCGCCTGAAATAAACACGTCAGCCGAAACACGCAACGATACTTCGTTGAACTTCTGTTCAACCGCTGCGGCAATATTAACGCCTGTCGGTTCAGACAGAAACACCGGAGTAGCTGCCGAAGTTTCGCCGATGAACGCGTAACGCAGCGTGTATAGATTGCTTATTGCCTCGTTAAGGAACTTTTCGCGTTGCGCTTCAAAGTCGATAGGCGCTATATCTCCGCGGCGTTGTTTCTTGCTTGCATTGGCGTATTCACCAAGCGCGGCAATAACCGCAAGCAATTGTTGCGAACGATCACGCGTATGCTCTTGAGGCACGAAATCAAGTGCACGCGTCGAAAGCAAAACTAAATACGTGAACGCGTCGGCAAGCTCTTTTGCGGCACGTTCACGATAGGTATCCGCATCGATATAACCAAGTTCGAAGCGAATGCGTTCCGTGGCAAACTCGCCCAGTTCGCCTATCAGCGCTTCGAACCACTGCGCCGGGTTCCAGTCGCTGCCGTCCGCCTTTGCATGCGCGGCTTCACCGTGTTTGTTCTTGAACTGCGGCAGGCGCAACCTATTTGCCCGTTCGAATGTATTAAAGGTAAGGTCGCTAAGCTCGGTCATTTCGTTTCCTTTGGTGCTTCGATTGAAAGTGAAATGCTACCCGGCTTGCTTGTTATAAAGCAGTCGGCGATTGCCTTTTGTTCTGCGGTTAGTACGTTATACGCTTTGCCTGACAGTTCAGGGGAGTAACGTACCAGCGCATCTATATTTATACGGACGGCTTGCAAGACAGATGGGCAGGGCTCCCACATATCGCCCGCAATACCCGCCTTGCTGCGCATTTCAGTTGAAAGTTCGGCCACAGATGCGCGTTTCATTGCGTCTAATAGCACTTCATCTATTTCGCGCTTCAGGGGATACTGTGCTTTTAGAGTATACCCTTTACCTAGCTCTACGGAATTGCTTCCATACTTAGGTGACGGGAAATACGCGGCAAACACTTGCGCACGTAAAGCACGTTCACTTTCTACGGCGCTATCTGCGGACGCTTTTGCAGCAGACCATTCAGTTAGAAGGTCTTCACGCGATTTAGCTTCACTCATCGCCGCTTACCTCATTATCAGTAGAGCGACGCTTAAAAAGGGGCGCTAAGCTTGAACCGTTGATTTGACGTTGTACAGGTGAGCTATAGTGCTCAAGTTCAAACGCTACGCCTTTGACGGGCGCAGGCGCAAACACGGTATCGCGATAGCTAACCGATTTTAGGAATTTGCCCTTCGGTATGAATTCGCCGCTGTCCGTATACTGGTCAGAACGCGCCTTTACACAAACACGCGGAAACTGACCTTCGGTGTACAAGTCGCATACACCTTTATTTTCCCAGAGCGTGCGCGTAGCATTCAGTATTTCAGGTGTCGCACAAAAACGCGTCATGACACCTTCGAGAATAGCAGTTACATCGGCGTTACCGTCGTAACCGGCGATGTGATATGCACCCAAGGCAAAAACAATGATATCGCCTAGCGCATCGCGTACACCTTCAATGTCACGATTCTGAAGCGCTGTCAGCAGTTCGCGCACTTCGCCATTTATATCGCCAGTGCTTATATCTTTACCGTTTGAAGCAGTTCCGTTAAGTGTAAACTTACCGCCTATGTTTTCGCACTGCCTCTGCAGCTTTCCCCACGCTACTTCGTTGTATACGCCATGCGCGCCTTTTGGTTCAAGTTCCCGTGCATCGCCTTCGGGATTGCCGAAAGCAATGTTCATTTCTTTTACTTGCGTGAATAGGTCTTTCATTGGTTCCTCAGTGCGGTTAACGCCAGTCTAGCACAAGGCAATTACTCGCGCTAGTCAAATTTTGGCAAATTGACGATGCGGAAGCATCGCCCCTGAAACGTATAAACCTCGCCTATCTTAATCTTGTCCACCTCAACCATATAACCGCTATCGATCAAACTAGATATAGAATCGTCCAGCGCCCGTTTAGCTCCGTATGGATGCTGCACAAATGAAGCAACACTATATACGCGCATCTGTAGATATTTTCTAGGCACAATGCCATCACGTGGCATATTAGCCGGCACGCCATAGCTAGTTGGTACAGGCATAGTCAAATACTCGTGCATCACGTGCAATAGCTTTTTCTCGCGGCTTCCGTCACCTTGCCCAACCTCGCCCGCTGCCATCTTTCGTTGCATTAGTGCAATGTCACGTCGTATAAGATCAAGCGCCCACTGCACGTGATGCACGCATATGCTGGGCAAGGTGTGGTTATCAGCTACTGCAAGCAATGCAGCTACCCGCGCCATCTTCAAATGCGCGCGATTCCACATTTGTCTATATGCTTCGTCTTTGCTGCTATTTATTTGCGCGTCGCATTCGCTATCAAAAGCGTTCATTAGTTCCGCGGATGCGGCATCGCGCATTACAGGCGTCGTTTTCATTTCGCCTATATTCGATGTGGCGTGAAAGCACATGCCCTGTAGATAATTAGACAAAGCGTTATCAGGAATCAAATTCTGATATACATTTGCCGCCGGCCTTTCACCTTCATATTCAACGATGTTGAAACGACTAAGAAAGCCGTCTTCCATCATTGATTCACTCAAGCACGAATAAAGCGTATCTGGCGTTGTCTCACCTATCATTGAAAAAGCAACACCGCTAATGCTCGCTACATTGTTATCTTTATTGCTATACTGAACTCCGCCGACTATGCTAGCTGGGCCTGATTTTTGATATAGATTCGTCATCACTGTTCGCAATGACTGCATCGGGCCTTCTACCTGCCTAGCTGCTAGTCTTTGCAGCTTTCGTCCCCATTCACCGGACACGTTCAGAAAGCTACTCTGCGCAGCACATGCCTTAGCTAAAGCCGGTCCGCTAGCGTAGTCATTGAAGTTTATGAAGTTTTCTGCATGTGGCGCACCTTCGCGAAGCCTGTGTGTTAATGCGGCTAAGCCACTATGCATAGCCTCTTTGCCTACACCGCTTCTAGCCACAAGGATGATATATAGGTTCAGGCCGCTACCTGGAATTGTCCAGGCTTTGCCGCATACGCCAGCAAACCAGCCTAGCGCAGCTACGATAGCGACTTCACGCACCGGCCTCGGCGCAGAGTGGAATATGAACTTAGCGACTTCGCCGACAGCGCCCGGGGGCCAGGGCAGGCCGCCTTCCGGCACAGGTGGCGGCACAGGCACCGGGGGCTCAACGATCACCGGCAATACCGGTGGCGGTGTTCCCTGTAACGTCGCAATGTGCTGCGCAGCTAATTGCCGCAAATGCGGAGTTACCGCAGATGGCACAGCTTCCTCCGGTGCCTGCAAACGCTTCACAAGTGCAGCCGATTGACCCTGCAATCGCGCTATCGCGTCGTCTTCGTTCTTTTGACGAGTGCGTATAAGACGCAGCGTGTTATTCAAGTATTTATCGTTTTTAAGTGCTTTCTCGCGTGCACCTAATTCGCTATGCCTAAACAATCTTCTGCATTGCTCGTTACTTGTCGAATAAAAAGTAAGCATCGACATTAACGATAGATCCGCTTCTGATTGACTGGGATATCCCATATCGTGCCAATCGCCGCGCCACAGCTTCCTAAACTTTTCGGCATTATCGGCGTGCCAAGCCTTGTGCATTATCTCGTCGTCAGTCGCGGCTTGTGTAGATTCAACTAGTTCTGCCGCATCTATGCTGCACATTTGCAGCACCATGTTATTTAGATAGCTTTGCCGGTCTTCAATTGGCAAATCAAGAATTACATTCCCGGTGCAAGCTATAAAGCGTTCCTGGCTGTATATAGCTACCGGATCGCGCTGCCGACCTTTACCTATCTTTCCCTTAACCCACGTATGGGCGCCTATGCCGCTTTGACTAAACTCTGTGTAACTTTGCAACTTATCCGCAATACGCTTGCATAGTTCAAAGTCTTCAGGCGTTGACCATTTGTCAGGGTCATTAGGCTTGTTCTGCGCCGTATATAGGTCGAAGTCAATGCACGTATACGGATCGCTTGCGTCCAGGCAATAACCTAAACCGTATCCAATACGTTGCGCCGCTTCTTTCGCTATATCGAACGCTAGCCATGTGGTGCTATCGGTGCTGCTGCCGAGAATAGGCCGACCATGCCGCAAAGTCGTTGGGACTTTGAAGGCGCCTTCGGCATCCGGTCCAGCCAACAGCCATTGCGGACGTTCCCGCAACCCGACCGGCAGGCGATCCCATGCGGGGACTGTCATGCGGCATCAACATCCGATGCCGCGATGCAGCGATAAGACGTGATGCGCCGCCGCGCTGCCAGGATCGCGCCCCACGCCATGAGGTAAGGCGTAACCGCTTGTCGCTCCCAAATCATGATTGTGCAATCGTTCACGCGTATGGGCTCCGGTAACGCCCCCCTGCGCCGGGCCGCCAACACGGATGTTCGCGTCACGCCCAGCGTTTGACACACCTCGCTAGAAGTGACGTAGGCGGCCACGAAACGGGCCTGTGCGCTGTTTTCGGCCGGAGGCTGCAGGGCAAGGGTGTCGGACATAGGCGGGACGCTCCAAAGGGACGCCAGCGTAACCGATCCCCTGCGGCTCTGCAACGTGCGTTACGTTCCGGATGGAAACGCCAACCCGCGCGATTCCGCCATTTTCTGCAGATTCGCTAATTGCGTTTCAAGACGGGCCAGTTCAAACTTATTTTGACGTAGTGCATTTTTTGTTTTATCGATGTAATTTAATAAAGTACCGTCGTTCATATCCGGATTTGTTCCGGATTTTAGAAACTTCTGCGAATTTCTAAATCTTTCTTGAGCTTCGCGATTTAGCCGTTTCCGCCGCTCTGTTGGATCTTCGGAAGCGTTAACCACATTCTTCGGAGGTCGCCCACGTTTGACGGGCGCGTTAGCTATATCCTGATTAGACCAGAATAGCGTATTTTGATACCAACGCGCAAATGTAGTAGCTAAACTCTCATACATTAGCGGAACAGGCGCCGTATCTTTTGGTGGGCGGCCTTCTATCGTATCGTCGTAACTGGGCCACTCTTCACGGGGTGGCGTAGGTGTGCCACCACTGTGTATACGCCATTCGGTGGGACAGAGGATCGTGCCGTCAGGTAGGACAGGCCACGGGCGAAAGGATGGGGTGATTTGTGCCATGCCTTACTTTAACACAAGGCGTAAGCATTGTCAATTAGGCTAATAACAATTAGGCGCAATCTTAATAAATAAAACTTTCCTAGGCGTTCCCTAATAGATTACACCTTTACGCGTAATTACAATTACGCTAATTACATTACGTGTCATGCTTACGTGCCATAAACTTACTCGTAATTACAATTACGTGTAATGATGACCGTAACGTAATTGCTTATGTTTCCTGTCTTGTATTATATAATTATTTTATTAATTTATATACTATATACAGAGACAAGTGCACTGTAATGGTGCAATTATGTCCGCTATAGCAACGGCAGCTTTAATGATGACAGTCAAGCTAACGATAACTAAGTGTCGATAGCGTTTACAGGACCAGAATCGCTAAATTATTCACGCAAATCACTTGACAGTCCGCCGTGTTGTGGTTATAGTTTAGTCATCTGTTCAGCAAGGGGCGCTATGTCAAGTGATCCGAACGAGCTAAGGCATGTGCTTAAAGTCAACTGCACATATAAAATTCCGTCGCGCGTCGGCCTGCCTTACGGTGGACGCTACGCTATGTTTGTTGGTGAAAGTACGGCAAATTTTCATTTTAGGTTGCGTACGGACGCAAACGGTATACACGAAGTAGAGTTTGTAATCAATAAGAAAGTTGGTGACGGTTACTTTGTTGTCAACAGCTAAAAATAAAAACTGTAGAAAAAAAAATCACGTCTTTTGTGTTGACACAAGCTAAAAAGCTGCCATAATAGCTACATCGCAAACAGGAGAACGCTATGGACCGTGCAGCTAACCTCGCCTTCTTTCTTCTTGAGAAAACAGGTTCGGTGTGCGGCAATTGGTCGGGCCGCCTGCCCGCACTACAACAGCGTGCGCTGTTCGGGCGTTTTCTGGGCAAAGGTACGTTGCACATTGACGGTGCTTCTGAAATGCTCAGTCATTCGGTTAAGGTGTGCTTCGGCTTGGATTACGAAGTGACCGATGAAATTTCGTGGAAAGCGTTGTAAACTTTGGGACGCTCGCCATGATGTTTATTGCTCATTACATCGATCCTGCAACCAACTGCGCCCATTACGTTGCAGGCGTCGTGCGCGTGAGTGGCAGCGCTTCAGAATTTACGTTCACCGGGCCAGAGGCGTATAAGGATGCGCGCCCGCTAAGCAGTGAAGACTTTGAACGCTTTACGCGTTGGGCTGGAAAATACGGCTACGCTTTCGGCTATCATCGCGAGTGAAATAACTTGACATGCTTTCGAAATTAAGCTAAAGTAGCTCAATCGTAAACACATCGGAAATTCGCCATGAACATTCAAGAAATGGTGCAAGCGCTTCGCAATCTGCCGGGCGTGCACTACACTGCTTTCGGTCGCCTGACGATGGGTCAGGTTGCGGATGCCCTTGAAACCGCCAATTCGCTCGCGCAGCCCCGTACAGCCTGGACGGAAGTGACGCCCGTGTGCGCAGTCGGTCTGCCGAAGCCGCGTGCGATCACTGAAGATGAACGCAATGTTCTGCTGTCAATGATGAAGATGGAAGGCGTTCGTAACAATATTCCTGTAATAAAGCGTTACCGTGAAATGACGAACTGTTCGTTGAAAGAGGCCGTCGAAGCTATTAATAAATTACGCGATCCAACTGTGCAAGTCGTACAACCAGCGCCGACGTGTGGTCACTGCGGGCAAGCCTCCTGCGAAGTTACAGGCGTCGGCTACTCGAATAGCTAAAATACCGTTTTCGTAAAACGTCTGACTTCGAAATGAGTAAGCCGCTTGATTTGTCTAAGTTTGTCGCTACTATGCGCACATGCATAGGAGTGACAAATGCAAAGATGATTAAACAAATTCAGGCGGAAACTGGATTTAGTCGTACCCTTATCGACAAGCATCTTTCGATATTGCGCGATAGAAAACAATTAAAAGCACTTGCGCAGCATAAACGCCGCTATTACTATATAGACTTTAGCGAATAACCATGGCAATAGTTAAACACATCGAACACGCAACACGCATTATCGGTGCGCCGAAAGACTGGAAGCCCGGTGATGCGTGCGTAGGTTTGCCTATTCGCGATGTTTCAACGCCACAAGGGCCGTTCATGGTTTCGGCGTGGGAGCTTACGCCTGCCGAATTGACAGCCGTCAAAGAAGGCGCCACAATCAAACTGTGGATTCGCGGAACAGGGCACCCAGTAGTTAAAATAAGCGTTGAGGATTTATGAGCTTCGAAAAGGTCGAATGGACTGCAGCGGACGAAATATCTTTTCAAGAAGCGTTGAAAGCAGAGCGCTACGCTACCGAAGTGCGTATGCGCATGGAACAGCGCAGAAACGCTTCGAAATCGACACAACTTTCACAAGTGTATATAAGGAACACGTTTTATGAACGAGTGGACGCAACAGGACGAACGTAATTTCAAAGCTGCTTGTGAAGCGGCCGTAGCTGCAGAAGCTGCGCGAGGTACAGCACAGAGAATGCGCAACGCGCACATTACTCGGTTGAACGAGGTAATGCATTGCGTTGTACAAGCTCGCGGGTTTTCGGGCTCTACTGGCGCGGCAATCGCCTACGCTGACAAGCTGATTGAACTGCTGCAGCCCTTCAGAAGCGCTACAGAAGAAAAGCCGTCCACTGCGTCAGCGCCTTCGGAACGCGCACCCATGACAAGAGAAGAAGCGCGGACAATCGCGTACAACGCGGCTAAGCTGCGCCGTCCTTCGTATTTCGAAAACGATACGTTCGTTCCGCATGAATGGGTTATCGACGCGATCATATTAGCGCGATCTGTTGACTAATCGATAGCCCGGGTGACGGAATAGGCAGACGTAACGGACTTAAAATCCGTTGTCCTTCGGGGCGTACCGGTTCGATCCCGGTTCCGGGCACCAGCTACACAGAGCACTGCGCTTAAGCAAATGCACATTGGCTGCAGCGCCGATGCGGCCCTGAGTCGTAAATCAGGGCATCCCTTAACTACGAAAGGCGAAGATGGCGGCAAAGATCACTGTACAGCTTCACATCGGTGTCACAACGCAAGAAGCGCCGGTAGGCCAAACTTACGGGGGACTGGTTGTGAGCTTGGAAGACGTGAACGGTACGCAGACGCGCGAAATCGGTCCGGACGTGTTGCCCGAAGTCGATGAAGGCGGCAATGCCGAATTTATCGTTACGTTTGACGATGTGCAATCCGGCGCATCGGTCACGTGCAACGTTTCGGCCATCGATGTAACCGGCGCAGAACTAGGCATGTCGGTATCGCATACCGTGGTGCTTGACGAGGTGCCGGATAACATCGAACGTCCCTATTATCAGCCGTCGTTCCTGTTCATCAAAGTTTAAGACGCATTACTGCGTATCGGCGTGCAATGCCCGTATCCCTGTATCGGTCAAGACATTGTGCGTATCGTCAGGTGGAAACAACCCGCAAGGGCTTAGCTTTGCGAAGCTCGTTCGTTACAATAGCCTGCAATGAGGTGCGAAGCCTCTTTATACACTTGGGCCGTTAGCTTAACTGGTTAAAGCAGCGAACTCATAATTCGTTGAGTGCAGGTTCGATCCCTGCACGGCCTACCAATTTGCGCCCGTAGCTCAGAGGATAGAGCACCTGCTTTCTAAGCTGTGGGGCGGCGGTTCGAGTCCGTCCGGGCGCACCAACATAGCCAATATGCCGAACAGATACAACGCCATCGGTGTTAAAGAAGTCGATACCGGCGATATAACGATTTGCGCTAAAGGCGATCCAGGCGCAAATTATCACACGCTGTGTGGAACATCGCTTGATGATACCTGTTTTGAAGAAGTACCGATAGCGTGCAATGCTCGCGTAGATTGTCCCGCATGTCATAGCGTATGGCAGTTGGCGCGAACTTTCAAAGCTAACTGCTTTATTCAGGAGATAGACAAATGACGTGGCTTTTTATGACTTTAATAGCTGTTGGCGCAATAGGCTTAGGCGTCATCATCGCTGAAATAGCTGATAGAATGACTGCAGGCAGAACAAAGGGCAAGCGATGAGACTCGTTCAACGGTTGAAGCTGGCGTTCCGCGTGCTGTGGTCACGTAATGGGCCTTTGGTCGAACACGCCGAACGCGAAGTTTTTCGCTTGTATACGGAAACTTCGCGTGAGTCGCTTACGCGCAGTAATCGAAACGCTGCGCTGTATCGTGAAATCTGCCTGGATATCGTAGCGCAGTTCGAAAGCGCTACCTTAGGCATGCAAGATCGCGAATTGTTGGCGGGTGTTCTAGCTAAGCTGTTTGCGCAGCGTCCGCTTACACCGTTGACCGGAAATGCCGATGAGTGGGAAGAAGTCGGCGCAGGGTTGTGGCGTAATAAGCGCTATCCGTTCGTCTGGAAAGATGCCGCGTATGCATGGGACACGAACGCTACGCTATGCAGGCGTCCGGACGGTGTTACCTATCGGCTTGAAGGTGGGCACGGTGACGTGAAGTTTCCGTATACGCCACGTCCGCGTTATATCGAAGTGGGGCGTTAATATGGCAATACCTCAAGACTTGGCCTATTCTGCCATGGCGTTTGCTATGGATGTGCACGCTACTCAAAAGCGCAGGTATACCGGTGAACCGTATGCCGTGCATTTGGCAGAAGTAGCCGGACTAGCTTTGCCTGTTCTACTTGCAGGCAGTTATGGTTATCTAACCGCAGATGTTGTGCGCGTTTTCTCTTCAGTATGTTGGTTGCATGACTGCATGGAAGATCAAGGCGTGTTATTTGACACATTGCGCGCTAAGTTCGGCTATGCGGTAGCCGAAGGCGTACGCTGGCTTACTGATTGCGAGGTGGGAAATCGCGCCTCGCGCAAGGAACAGGCTGCCCAGCGTCTTGCGCGTGCTCCTGACTGGGTGCAAACGATCAAGTGCGCTGATTTGATTAGCAATACGCAGAGTATCGTTTTGCACGATCCCGGCTTCGCTGTCACGTACCTTCGTGAAAAGAAAGCGCTGTTGGAAGCTATGACGCAAGCGGATCCGAAGCTACGCGAGCGGGCTGCGCAAGATTGGTAGACGCTGGCTAAACTGTTACACTTTGCCTCTTGACGTTGCAGCGGTAATAGCTAAAAATAGCTACATCGCAAACGTAAACGGAGAAGAAAAGTGCACAAGGCCATCGGCGAACAACTGCAGTTTACTAACCAATCTGGTGAACAGCTTGTCGGCGAAATCGTCGGGCGTGACTGGTGTTTCGAACGTCTGGTGTCGTACACGGTGCGCGTTGCCAAGGGCTTGCGCTATATTGTCAACGCTGACACGTTGCGTGCAGGTCACAGCTTCTAAGGACGCGTCATCATGGAACACGATGATTTCAATTCCTACTACGCGTCACTTATGGACTACGATTGCTTTAAGCAGATCACGAATCTATATCGACAGCAAGACTTAAGCTTGTGTGCGTACGGCTTTGGCGAATATAGCTTCGTCATGGCCGCTTATATGCAACAGGACGTTTAAGGACAAACTACCATGACACAGAACGAAATTCGAACAATCCGGAACATCATCAAGAGGCTTCAGATGGCCGACTGCGGCTGTAGCAATTCGCTAGTCGGCGAAGAAGTGGATAAAGCCATTGAAACTTTGCACGAAGCGCGTATCGAAGCCGTTTCGCGTATCTACATCGATACTTGGCTTGTCGGTGCTCTTGAATGTCTGCTGCCGGAATCGCGTGATACTGCGACGGCTGTTGCGCTGTCGAATTGAGGTTAGAGGCTTATATAAATTAACACAATGTGTCCGCAACATGTGATCGAAATCATGCGCGCACGTTGTTAACCGTGATAGACTGTCGATCCGATCAACTAACTTTGTGAGGTTTTATGCATAATGGGCATGATTCAAGCGAAATGAACAAGCGCGATGCGCGTATCCGCGCTGCCGCGTTGCGCGAGTATGCGCAGGAAGCCGGCACGGGCAGCAAGCCTGCCGATCTGAGCTTGCGGCTTGCTGCAGCCTATCCGCGTCGTTCGGGGCAGTTTGGTGCCGTCACGCAGCCCAGTAACAAGGGCTCCTGCAAGCGCAAGCGGCAGGGTCTGCCGAAGAACGTCAAGGAATGGTCCAGGCAGGTGCTAGCGCAGGCCAAGCGTTTGCAAGCTAAGTGAGGTTGACGTGCCGTACAGTTATCATATTGACGGCACGTTGCCGCGACTTCACGAGGGGCAAGTATTTGTATTTGGCTCGAATCTGGCAGGTATACACGGTGCTGGCGCAGCGCGCAAAGCGTGGCAGCTATTCGGTGCGCGCACAGGCGTAGGCCGTGGGCGTGTAGGCGACAGCTACGCCATTCCGACAAAGGACGGAAGGCACGGAAGCTTGCGCGATCCGTCGCAGACTCTATCGCTTTTGACTATCGAAATGCACGTGCAGGCGTTCATAGAGCACGCCATGTGGCGGAAAGATACTCAATTTTTCGTTACACGTATTGGATGCGGCTTAGCAGGCTGGAACGATTCACACATTGCGCCAATGTTCGCGCGTTCTCCGATTAATTGCAATTTCGCTATTGAGTGGAAGCCTTATTTAGGATAAAACTACTTCCATGCGGCTAACATGCGTTAGAACTGCGAATAAACTATAGGACGCGCCATGAACTGTACCAAGGAAGAAGCTAAAGCGCTTTTGCTTGACCACGATAAAGCGATGCGCGAGCGTATTGCGCAGCTTGAGGCGGAAAAATCGATGCTGTTGATTGCTCTAGGGGTGTTTGTAGAACGCGACTTTGTGTTTTCCGCGTCGGAATGCGATCCTGCAACGATTGGCGTGCGAATCACATTGGCGGAAATAAGAAATGCGCGAACTATTTATGAGGCGGTAAAAAATGCGAAGTGAACAGCCGCGCCAAGATTTAGTTTCCATCGATCAAGCTGCGGCGTCGCATGCGGAAGCTTTTGCCAAGTATAACACGGCTTTCGAAAAGCATTTTCGCGGCCTACTTGATGAAGCAACGTGGCAAGCTGCAAGGCACGCAATGCGCATGGCTAATACCGCCTTTGATTCAGCTTTAGCCGCAGTCAACGTGCAGATAGCCGAAGCGCGCAACCAATGGCTTAGCGGCGATCCTTACGGCTTCGCTACTCCGCATATGCCCGGTGCCACCGACGAATAGCTTGCAGTCACGCGCGTAAGCATGCTACACTTAGGCATCGCACAACAAGGTGGCAGCAATGACAGGTGACCAGCAACGCGCTATTGAATTTCTCGACGCCTACGCAGATACGCTGCGCCCGAATACAAGTTCGTTCGCGTGCTTGGAAGGTGCGGCAGGCGTCGGTAAAACGTGGCTTGTCGCGCATTGGCTGGAACGCTATGCGGAACGTAAGCCGAAAGCGCGCGTGCTTGTCACTGCGCCGACAAACAAGGCTGTGGACGTTCTCCGCTCGAAGTGTGGTCACCTTCCTGTGGGATTCCGCACGCTTGATAGTTATCTGGGCTATCGTGTCAAGCGTGACGAAGATAGGCAGATGCAGCGCAGTCGCAATATACAGGCTGCCGATCAAGAACCGCCATCGTTGCTTGTCGTTGACGAGGCATCAATGGTGAAGGAAGAGTATCACAAAGAACTCGGTCATATGCGCGTTCCTGTGCTGTATGTCGGCGATCCGTATCAACTGCAGCCGGTTGGCGAAACGGCTTCGCTTGCGTTTAGCGTCACCAGTCGCATCCGCATGCTTGAGCCTACTCGACAAGCTGCGGATAGTCCTATCCACGGTCTAACGGACTTTTTGCGTAACCGTGTCGAAGACAATCGAACCTTCGTTTTGCAAGACTTGCGCGTTTTAGCTAAAAAAGACGACAGTCGTTTTGTATTCACGAACGCGCGTAATGTTCGCGACTGGGCAGAAAAAGCTATTGAAAAGGGCCTTGACTGCCGCATAATCGCTTTTACGAATGCGGCAGTTAATGAACAGAACGCCGCAATGCACGCAATCATGTATCCAAGTGCTCCGCTATTCGGTGTCGGCGAGCTTGCGCTAGTCAATGAAGCTTTTGAATACTCTGACGATTTGATGTTACTTAACGGTGAAATGCTGCGGGTTAATTCCTGCGAAGAAGTCGCACCGGTGGCAGGAAACGTGCGCGTTTTCGAAGTGCGCGCGAATCAGCTAAAAAACAGCCTTGACGTTTCGGGCGACGTTGACGACAATGAGCTAGTCTTGAAAGTCGCGCTTGACTCTGAGCACGCGTTGCGCGTGCATCGCGATTTGACGGACAAAATTTACGCTGCGCGTCGGACTGGTGATATAGCGAATGCAGATCGATATCTTGAGGAACGTGCGCCACTCAACAAGCTTGCGCCTTTGCGGCACAGTTATGCAAGCACGGTGCATAAATCACAAGGCAGCACGTACGATGTTGCCATCGTAGATTTTCCGGATATCTATCGCAGTCGTGAAATGCGCGCTAGACTTATGTATGTTGGCGCTTCGCGGCCTTCACAGTTTTTGGTTGTTTCGCATACAGCTTGAGGTAATATGTCAGACACTATCGAAGCAAAAATGCAGGCGCAAAGTAAGGAATTTGACGCTGTGTGTGACTTGGCTGCCGCATATCGTTTAATCGAAATGACTGCCGTGGTTGACGATGACTATCCGCATGTTCGGCATCGCTACGAAAGCGCACTTCGCGCGCTGCTTGCTGCATGCAAGGCGAATGGGCGCATGCCAGAGGCAACGGCCCCGCGCGCCGTCTGCCCAGTGTGCGAAAACAAGGTAGATGCCTGTCCGGACAGCTACAGCGGCGGCAATGTCGGCGCACCCTGCCCGTTTCGAGGAAAGGTGCGCACGTGAAGCCTCTTTGCGTCTACTGCGACAGCGATACGCATGGCGGAACGCAGTGCCCGAACTGGAAGCCTTCTGACGGCTATTTGACGGCCTTTGAGGCGGACCCTGTAGGCAAGTTTGCTGGACATTCGGCAAGCTGTCTTGACCAGCTTCGACAAGTAATGAAAAAGGTTGACGCGTTCGGCGATGCTGTCAAGCAAGGCGGTATTTTCGGACGTGAACGAACACGTGACGAACTAAACGGAGCTATCACAACTTTGATACTGTCTCTGCAAAACGCTTCCGCGCAAGACGTTCAACAAGCTACCATGTTCCGTTGGCTTCGTGACAAGGCGCATATTCAGGACAGCGACGGGGGCTATACTAAAACATACGTGCTGCCCAGTATTCAAAAAGAAGGCGGCACGTTTGCGAAACATTTTCACTGGACTACTTTTGAAGCTGCAGTTAAAGCGGCAATGGCGAAATAATGGAAGCACGTCAATTATCTCGCACTATTTGGAGCCTTCCTTTCGAGCTTGTGCTGTGCGCATCGACACAGAGCTATTTTCGCGTTTGTGACGATATCTCGTTGCCGAAGAAGTACAGAACTGCTTTTCCTGCAATCGACGGTGAGGCGTTCACCGTCCGCGAGCATAATCGCGCATACGTCGATTGCATGGATACGGTGCTTGTGGTCATCCGTCCGTGCGAGGATCACGCCAAAATTCGTTCACATCTTGTGCACGAAGCTGTGCACGTTTGGCAGTATCATGCGGACTTGCTAGGTGAAGATAAGCCCGGTGCCGAGTCCATGGCTTACGGTATACAGAACATTTACGGGCAGTTGATAGGTGAGTACGGACGACAATTAAAAATATCAATCTGAAGCGCTACGCGCATAGGAGAAAACATGTTCCTGTTTCCGTTTTTCCTTGCTATGCTTCCTTTCATGCTTGTGATGCCGATTCCGGCGAAACGCGATAAGACTTCGAAGCCTGAATAAACCAAATCAATCGAAAACGTATGCGACGAAATATACTACGCGGATTGGCGCTTGCAGTCGCAGGCTTGTTTGCTTGCCCTAATCCGGTAGTCGCCCCCTGTCCCGCCGACTTTTCGCGACTGGCTGCCTTTCTTCGCAGCGGTGCGCGGGTCACTACGCGGGACCGGGATCTTTGCAGCGATCTGGCGGCCCCCACACGCGCGGCCTGCACGTCGCTGCCTTTGCTCTGCGCCCAATCGCCCGGCGCTGTTCGTCACGGGAACGTGAGAAAGTGCGTATGGCGATCCGCCACGGGCATTGCCCGAGAAAAGCCCCGGGCTATCTTGCCTGTGATGAGTCGCGCGGTGCGCTACATCAACCGTGGCCCTGTAGGGCGCTTTCACGGAGGCGTGAGAAAGATGACATGGCGATCCTGTACGCCAATCGGCACATGCCCATAGCCGCGGGCTGCCCAGTGTAGAGACTTTCGCACTGGGATAACGATGCGATGCACGGAGCCCACCTAAGACGTGGGCTCTTTGCTTTGTCTCGCTGTTTCGTGCAAATATCACTTGACGCAAAGATAACGCGCGCTATAGTTGAGTCATCGCAACAGGAGCACATCACATGGCCGAAGAGTACGTTCTTTCAACTAAAGAGCACGTCATTCAAGCAGTAGCGGAACTCAAGCAATGGGCTATCCGTGTCGAGACTCCTTCTTATCATTCGGGGCGCGGCAGGTATGTTATCATTGCAAATCGCTGCATTGACGACGCCTATCTTTTTTCGAATATCGAAGTGCAGTTCTCTATTAAGCGTTGCTACGAAGCTCGTGAATATTTGATGAAGGCAGAAGGCAAATGAGCCCTATTGCCGAAGCTGTTGAACCTCTGCGTGCGTCAGCTATTCAGCATGCCGCAGAATATGCGCGTACATTTGTTGATCGCGTATTGGCTAATCTTGAGTCCCATAAATGGGACCTGAATTCGGCCTACCCGCAACCGAACATTTCAATGGGCGCTATTCGTTACGCGTTCGCAAACATGCAGCGTGCCACGGCTTCGAAGCTGGTGACGTGGCGCAGTTCGTCTATTCGCCACGGGCAGCCGTGCTTCGTTGATCCGTGCCAAAAAGGATGCGAAAAGTTTATTCAAGATGCGCGCGAAAACGCCGATGCGACGTATACGCTTTTTATCGAAAAGCTGGAATCGAAAGTCGGTGAACATGTGCGCGCGACACTTGAAGGTAATCACGTGTGGGGGCACAGCGTCTTGACAGTTTTGACACCTGACGGTGAACAGAAGTGGAAAACGCAGCAAATAATCAACGTCAGTAAACTCGGTAAAGTGTTCAACCAGTGGCCTACGCGGCTTATGAAAGGTAACAAATGATTCGTGCAAAGCAATCCTCGCCTGTGCAACAGGGTTTCGCCGACTATCGCGCAGGCGTCGAGTGCCCGTTTCCGGAAGGCAGCTACGATGCGCAGGAATGGGAAATTGGATGGATGCAGGCACGCATGAATAATGGGCCGGCGCAACAAGCTGTTACCATTGGCGGAACGGCGCTTGAAGGCGCCACGAAGGAGTGCGACATTGAAATCTAGCCCTGACGCGTGGGAGTCTGCTGGCGAAGTGGCTGCACTCGCCATCAACAAAATCAAAGAGAAGTCGCGCACTGGCAATAATCGGCAATTGGCGCTTAAGGTGGCAGAAGCGCTAATCTTTGGCGATTGGGTTGTTTATACGGGTGTCGGTGTTGCGCCCACTGTCGAGTTTCGCGTAGACATTCTCTTTCGCAACGGCAGAATTGCGCAAGGTGTGACGGCGCGTTACGAAGATTGGACGCAACGCGGATGGGCTACTGATATCGTCGGCTACAGACCAGCAGCGCATAGCTAAATTCGTGATTAGTTCTCTTGTATTTGCGATGCAGCTAAGCTAAAGTCTCTACATCGCAACACAACCGGAGAACATCATGCAAGTCACCGATCTGACAAACGAAGTTGAAATTATCGAACTGTTCGAAGGCTTCGAAGTCATTGACTTGACTGATGACGTTGAAATCATAATTCTGTGAAGGGACGAACAATGAAAGACATTCGAAACACGTACCGCAAAGCCGGCTTTGATTGGCGGTTGCGCGGCTGGAAACGTAAACTTTTGCGCGACTTGCGTAAGCTGCTAGCCGCGTAATTTCAACCAACCTAGGAAAGCAACATGTCATTTTTTACCTGTGCCTTCACATCTTCCGCGCCCACGAACTTTCTTATCTACGCGGTATTCGCCTGCATGCTGGGCATCGTCTTCGGCGCTGCCTGTTTGGTGGACCGGCTGCTAGCCGGCAAGTTGATTCCGCGTGATCGAACCGTAACGATGTGGCTTGTTGCGTGGGGCATCGCCTGCGGGGCATCTGGACTGTGGCTGCAGGTAGCTGCAGCTACCGGCGTGCTGTCGGGTAATACGTGCATGCCGCGCCCGTTCGTCGCGTTGTGGCTCACGTTGTTCACCGTCGTAACTGTCGTTGCTGCTGTGGCCTGCCGCCATGTGCTGCGGACGCGCGGACAGCGCAAGATGCGCGAAGCAATGGGCTGCTAAACGTGGACGCGCTTGCACCTCGGATAGTCGATGCAAGCGCGTCCGCCTGCGTGTGGTCAGACGGTGTAACACGTACGCAGGCGGAAAGTGTGGCGTTTGCAACAGCGCTGCACTTACAAGAAGACACGCGGGTAAAACTGGTGTACTCTTGTAAGTGTTGTCAAGATTTTAATAGCGAGCCGTCCGACTCGTTTACAGGAGAAAGCATTGTTTGATAGCTCGCTTGTTCAGGATATTCCGGTTCCGTTTGCCGAAGAACTTTGCGGCGAACGGCTTTTGTGCATGCTTGTCGAAAGTGAAAAAATGACGCAACCTGTTGCAGAAAAATTCCCGCATTACTACAAATCTGTCAAGGGTCTTGACCACGTTGACGTATATCGGGTGCTGTCGCTGTTCAACGTTACCGATCCGTGTTTGCAGCATGCGCTGAAAAAGCTGCTTGTTGCCGGTGGACGTACAGCGGGCAAAGATATCCGTCAGGACGTGCAAGAGGCGATGGATAGCCTTGTGCGTTGGCAGGCGATGCGTGCCGAAGATGTTGCACGTATCCCTGTGCAACCACAAGCTGTGCCATCGATGCCGTTGCCGTTGCCGTCCGCGTGGCCGAAGGCATGAACATCGCATTAGATTACGATGGAACGTTTACCGCGCGGCCCACGCAGTGGTTGGCGTTCATCGAACTTATGCGCAGTGTCGGCGATACCGTATACATTGTCACGATGCGCTACGAAAGCGAATGCAACGGACTAAGGGGAAGTGTCGATTCTCGTTTGCGTGAGAGGCTTGTGCCGTTTATCTGTACAGCGCGCGCAGCCAAGAAGCCATTTTGCGAAAAGTTGGGCATCCCTATTGATATTTGGATTGACGATCATCCGGAAGCCGTGCATAACGATGCAAGCACGATTTGGGAGAATGTTTCGGTAGAGGGTTCGACCGTTACGCCCAATCGCGGAAACTAACTACCGTCGTGTCAAGCAACGTATTTAGCTTTCCGACTAAGCGAGTGGATGCCACCATGAGCGGCGAGGCTGTGTGTCTCGCCTGCTTCCATCACTGGCAGGCTGTTGTGCCTATCGGCACGCCTGTTCACGATCCCGATCCGGATGCACGTTGTACGCTTGAATGTCCTGCATGCAGTGCACATAAGGGCGTGATGCTTCGATTTGTTCAATATACGGATATTCCATCATGGCACTGTGAAAAGTGCAATGGATTCCTGTTTTCGGCTATTTTAGTGAAAGCCGTTCCTACACTGGCTTGCGCTAGTTGTGGGCATTTTCTAAACGCAATCGATTTATTTAATAAATGAAACCTTCTTTTGATATAGAAGCGCATTGCGACAATTTAGCTAAATCAGGTACTGAGCACGCGCACCAGCGCGCATTTTTTCAATACCTTAATTTTTTGAATAATACGAATCCAGAGTATAAATCCGAACTTGTTTTCGCTATTCCAAATGGCGGTAAACGCGATCCGATAACCGCTGCAAGGCTAAAGGCGGAGGGTGTAAAAGCTGGCGTGCCGGATATAATGAATCCTGTGCCGAACGGTTACTATGTCGGGCTGTTTATAGAAATGAAGAAGCCTGAAAAAGGTTCTGTATCACCAGCGCAAACAGAATATCATGAGAATCTGCGTGTTCTTGGCTACGCTGTCGCTGTATGTTATGGTTGGCGTGCTGCGCGACAATGCTATATGTCCTATATCCTAGGTAACACGTGCGACACGCTGTATCAATGACCGTTCGTCGGTAGTTACATTTCGGCGCTTGGCTTAGCCCATAGGCGCGGGCTATAGTCCGGGATCGGCAGTGCCGCAAGTAGGTGACCTATGTCCGACCCAACAGCGCCCCTCCTTTCGAGCGTGGAAGCGCGTTTGATCGCAGCCCAGCTAGGGCACCTCACAGACGAGACTCGGCGCAACGCTGACGGCATAGCAGCCATTGGCGAAAGCCTGCACGTCCTTACACGACTCGAAGAAAATCAATCGCACATCGCGGAAAAACTCAAAGAAGGTTCCATGCGCATGAGTGACCACGAGAGGCGTTTGCAGATCGTGGAACAGGACTTACCTGGGCTGCGCGAACTTCGTAAATGGGTTATAGCCGGCGTGCTTGCAGGTTTGGGTATGGTGGGCGCAAGTTTATTTAAGCTCGTTGTCCTGGACGTTCCGAGGTTGCCCGTTAGTACGCAGTATACGCCAAAGCCGTGACTGACGCTATCGTTACCTTATGTTTATCTGCTGGTATTGTAGCATTGGCGTTCTTTGCAGGGAAGTCGCACGAGTCGGCAGCGATTGAAGCAGAGAAGGTGCAGATTCGTGCAGAAGTGCAAGCGGCCCGGGACGAAGCAGCGCGCGAAGGTGCGACACAGACTGCAAAGCTCGTTGCTGACTTGCAGCGCTTGAAGGTGCAAAACAATGCAAACAGGTCTGCGCTTCAACGCGCCTTGCGCACGAAAATTGAATGCCCGCAGTCGGGCGAAGTCGGTGATGTGCTTGTGCCTGCTGACGTTGTGCGCAGGATGTTCGCACCTTCCGGCCCCTCTACCGAGGATCCAGGCGCCGACTGACCTACTGCAAGCCTGTGACCCAGGGCCTACGCCTCCGCAGGGCGCAGCCTCGGTCGCTGCGCTAGCCGATGTGGTCAATGCGCGCGAAGCCGCTTTTGCAGCTTGCAGAATTCGGCAACAGCGCTTGATTAATTGGGTCCGCAGAGTAACGGACTGATTTCATTTGCCTTTACCGGGCGCGAAGCTATATACTCGCGCGGTGCAATGCTGCACGTACTAGCAGGTAATGGGCATGGTCCCGCAAGACACATCGGGCGATTCGTGGACATGGGCCGCGATGGAACCGGAACCCACGGAACACGAGCGCGCGTTATACGACATATTCTGTGAAGAATATTTAGTAGACCTTGACGCTACGCGCGCCGCTTCGCGTTGCGGTTTTCAAGCCGGTTTTGCACGTGACTATGGACAAATGCTTTTTACGAAAAGCTACGTCCAGAAAAAAATAGCCGCTCTGCAGCGCGCTAAATTAGATGAAAAAGATGAACGCGCTTTCGACGCTATAAATATTCGTGCACGCCTCAGAGCCATTATAAACGATGATAGGCAGAAGGCAAGTGCGCGTGTAGCTGCAGCACGTGAACTAAATACGATGCATGGCCTGCATAATCAAGAAAAACAATCAAGCGATGTAGGCCAAAGAGGCGGAATCGTACTGCTTCCAAGTATAGCTAATCTCACAGAATGGGAAGCGGCAGCGACAGCTAGCCAATCGGCATTGGCGGAAGAAAGCCGCGTACAGTGACGGCGCTTGATCTTTATGGCGGACGCCTGATAGACGCAGGCGCAGCAGAAGAACGCGAAGTGTTGCTGCCGGAGGGGCCGCGTGTAACTTGGAAGCCGCTATCGGGTAGCCAGACGCTTGTACTGAGCTATGGCGGAAACATCGTTCTGCATCACGGTACACGCGGACCCGGTAAAACTGACGGTCAGCTAATGGCCTTTCGTCGTTACGTCGGAATCGGTTATGGCGCATATTGGCGCGGCGTAATTTTTGATCGTGAATATAAGAACTTGGACGACTTAGTATCTAAGTCTATGCGCTGGTTTCCGCATATTGGTGGACCTGAAGATAAACCGCGTTTTCTTAGCTCAAAGTCCGATTATAAGTGGGTTTGGCCCACTGGCGAAGAACTTGCCTTTCGTACCATAAAAAAGATTACCGATTACTGGAACTTTCACGGGCAGGAATATCCGTTCATAGGTTGGAACGAGCTAACTAAGTATCCAACCGATGAGCTATTTGATATGATGATGAGCTGTAATCGTAGCGGCTTTGTTCCCAAAGAACAGCCGCTAACGATTGACGGTGACGTGTACAACGCGACGGGTCAAATAAAGTTTGTCGGCTCACGCGATTCGCGGGCGCGCGTGTACATTCTACCTGAACTTCCGCTACGCGTGCACGCAACATGCAACCCACATGGGCCGGGGCACAACTGGGTGAAGAAGCGTTTTATTAATGCTGCACGTCCCGGTCAGATTGTGCACAAGAAAACTAACGTTTTTAATCCACGCAGCGGCAAACGCGAAGATGTGGTCAAAACGCAGGTTCACATTTTTGGCAGCTACCGAGAAAATAAATATTTAAGTCCTGAGTACGTTGCAGAACTAGAAAACATCACAGATAAAAATAAACGCAAAGCTTGGCTAGGCGGAAGCTGGGACATTGTTTCCGGCGCAATGTTCGATGATGTATGGGACAGCGACTACCATAAACTAAAACCGTTCGAGATACCGCACAACTGGCGCTTAGATCGTTCATTTGATTGGGGATCCAGTAAACCCGCTAGTGTTGGCTGGTGGGCTGAATCGGACGGTTCAGACGTTCAACTACCCGATGGTACGTGGAAGAGTACGGTACGCGGAGATATTTTTAGAATAGCTGAATGGTATCTGACCACAGGTAAGCCTAATCAGGGCTTGAACATGTTAGCTAACGATGTTGCCGCGGGTATCGTGGAACGTGAATTAGCTATGGGAATCTATGGACGTGTGAAGCCGGGACCTGCCGATACTTCGATATGGGACGTTGAAAACGGAAACAGTATCGCTGCGGATATGGCTAAGCCCGTGCGAGTAAAGGGCAAAGTCATGAAAGGCATAAGCTGGACACGCGCTGATAAGTCGCCCGGCAGCCGTAAATCTGGTTGGCTTCGCGTTCGCGTATATCTGCAAAAAGCGCTTCCTGCTTTTATACAGGGACGTGACGGCAAACCTGTTCGCATACCTCGTGAGCATCCAGGTATGTATATATTCGACACGTGTACATACTTTTTTGATTTATTTCCTACTCTGCCGCGCGATGAAAAAGATCCGGACGACGTAGACACGTCTGCAGAAGATCACATAGGCGATGAGGTACGGTATAGGGTATTATCGGCAATTACGGGCGCACGCTCAGGGCGCACAACCGGGACTTAGCAAAATGGCTATCAATTCAAGGCATCCATCCTACGAAGCGGCTGTAGCGGACTGGCGCCTGATGCGCGATGCCTACGCGGGCGAAGGCGCCATCAAGGCGGCAGGCGTGCGCTACTTGTTGCCGACGCCTGGACAGGAGCTAGACGGCGCGCTTACAGGCGATGAGCGTAAAGCCGGCTATCTTGCGTATAAAGGCTATAAAGCGCGCGCAGTTTTTCCTGATTACGTCGAAGACGCTGTAGCACGTTATATAGGCATGTTGCATCACAAGGAAGCTGTTATTGAACTTCCGTCATTGATGGAACCGTTGCGCACAAAAGCTACCTTAGATGGCGAATCCTTACAAGGTTTGTTGCGCCGTATCAATGAACAACAGCTAGTAACAGGAAGACTCGGGCTGCTTCTTGATTTCCCTCCGCAGGTAGTCGATGCGCAGCCTATGCCGTATATAGCGCTGTATTACGGTGAAACTATAATAAACTGGGACAACAGCGCGGACCACGTAGGCGTGAATGCCTTAAACCTCGTTGTGCTTGATGAAAGCGGAAACGTACGTGATACAGATTTTACATGGCGCTACGTCGAACGCTATCGCGTGCTTCAACTGGGCCGAACGCCTATCCCAGAATCGCGCGGCACCGAAGATGTGGTTACGGCTGTTGACTCGACGGTTCCGGATGATCCTACAGAAGGCATAGGTGCACCTGTTTACAAACAGGGTGTTTTTGAAGTGCGCGGAGGAACCACGTTTGACGAGAATCAACTAAGCGCGCCTACCTATCGCGGTGCAGAACTTGCGCAAGTGCCGTTCGTCTTTATAAACACTAAGGACATTGTGACTAGTCCGGATAAACCGCCGCTTATCGGACTGGGGCGCGCATGTTTAACAATATATAGAGGTGAGGCGGATTACCGTCAAACTCTGTATATGCAGGGCCAAAGTACATTAGTGACTATTGGAACAGTTCGTCAAGATGGCGAACAGCTTGATTATTCTATGCCTTTGCGTGTCGGCGCAGGCGCGCATATTGGCTTAGATATAGAAGGCGACGCTAAATATATTGGGATCGGCGCTGACGGTATAGAAGGTCAACGCGAAGCTTTGCGCGATGATCGTAAGTTAGCTGAAGCTAAGGCAGGTGCGCTAATCAATCCTTCTGCCGGTCAAGCAGAAAGCGGAACCGCCCTTACTAAGCGTGTCGCGGCGCAAACAGCTTCACTCAAGCAATTAGCCAAGGCCGGTGCAGGCGGACTTGAAAACATATTGAGGATTGCTGCCGAATGGATGGGGCAAGATCCTGGAAAGGTGAGGGTCACGCCTAATCTCGAATTCGTTGATGTTCAGGTAACGGGCCAAGAACTCGCGCAGCTTATGGCCGCCCGTTCTCTTGGTGCCCCGCTGTCTTTAGAGTCTGTTCACGCTGTGCTAGTCGATAACAACTTAGCTAAGTTTGATTTCAAAACCGAAGTTGATAAGATAAGCGAAGAAGACGCGCAACGCGGCGCAACCGGCAGAACTTCAAATCCGCCAGCTAACGGCGCACAATGACCACAGCTAACGAGGCTCTGTTTGATGCCTTGGTGAGGCATCAAACGTATCTAATGCGCTTCAGTGGAAGTGTGCGTAATCGCATGCTTGCTATATTAGATGCGACAGAGGATTCGTTAGCAATGCTTATACGCGATAGGCTGCGCGCGGGCACCGGCCTAAATTCGTCTGAAGCTGTTGCGCGGATGGAAAAGCTTATCGATTCAATCGATTCTGTTCGGTCCGATGCGTGGAAAAAAGCTGCTGACGATCTGCAACAGCAGATGATCGATTTAGCTATTAAGGAGCCTGCATTATTTCAAAGTATTTTAGCTACTGTTTCGCCTGTCGTATTAGAAACTACTTTGCCTTCGGCTAGACTGCTGCGCGCCATCGTCATGACGCGGCCTTTCCAAGGGCGCGTATTGCGCGAATGGGCGCAGACAATGGAAGCCGAAGATTTGCGGCGCATTCACTCTGCAGTGCAGATGGGCATGGTTGCGGGCGAAAGTAGCGCTGCGATTGCGCGTAGAGTAATTGGCACCGGTGAACTAAAGGGCGCAGACGGTATTACGGAATTGACCCGCAGACAGGTTACCGCGATAACTCGCACGTCAACACAGCATGTGGCTAACAGTGCGCGCTCTGAGTTTCTGCGTGACAATGCGGATATAGTTACTGAAGAACAATTTGTTGCCACTCTTGATAGCCGCACTACGCCAGTTTGCAAAGCTAATGACGGCAAGCGTTTTCCATTAGATAGCGGACCTAGGCCGCCTTTGCATTGGCAGTGCAGAAGCTTACGCATTCCGGCACTTAATGGCGAAATGCTTGGAATGCGTCCAGCTAAGGCCAGTACACAGCAACAGCTATTACGTGAGTTTTCAGAAGAAAATAAACTTACTGGCATCAAGAAGCGTGACGACATTCCGCGCGGGATGAAAGGCTCTTTTGATTCATTCTCGCGCAAGCGCATACGCGAATTGACTGGACGTGTACCGGCTTCAACATCGTATCAACAATGGCTAGAACGACAAAGCCGGGCATTTCAAGAAGACACGCTAGGCAAGACAAGAGCTAAGCTATTCAGAGAAGGTAAATTGCCTTTAGATAAATTCGTAGCTGCTGACGGTTCGGAATTAACATTGGCGCAGTTAGCAGTTAAGCAGAAAGAAGCGTTTAGAGCGGCAGGGCTTAACCCTGACGACTTCACCTAATTAGTCGGTAGTCCGACTTAACTTGCGGCATGGCCGCGCAAAGGAGTAGGGCATGGCCCTCAAAGCTTTAGTTGAAAAACTGGATGACGTGCCGGAAGAGCTTCGCACTGAATATAAAGAAGTGACCGACAACAAAGGCGTAAAAACCTTTGTTTTGGACATTGAGGGAAGCATCGAACTGCACCCCGCTGCACGTGTGCTCAAAGATGAGCTAGCGCGTAGGCGACTCAGTGAAAAAGCGGCAAAGGACGAGCTTACTAAGCTGGCGCCTTTCAAGGCATTGGGCGATCCGGCGGAAGTGCTTGCAAGGCTTGATCGCATTCCCGAACTTGAGGCGGCGGCAGAAGGTAAATTAGACGAAAACAAAATTAACGGTCTAGTCGAAACGCGCATCAAGTCAAAGATTGCGCCCATTGAGCGCGAACGCGATCAACACAAAAGTAAAGTTGCCGAACTGATGGCGGAGAACGAAGGCTTCAAAGTAAAAGAGAAGCAGCGCAGTATTGCGGATCAAGTGCGAAGCGCAGTAGGCAAATCGAAGGGCTTTCTCGCACCGGCTGCAGAAGACGCTATCGTTTATGCAGAGCGCATGCTTGAAGTGAATGAAGATGGGCATGTCGTCACTAAAACAGGCGTAGGCGTCACGCCCGGATTAAACGCCGAAGTGTGGTTGCAAGAAATGCAGACGAAAAAACCGCATTGGTGGGGCGCTACTGCAGGCGGAGGCGGCACGGGCGGCACGGGCGGAGGCGCTGCAGGCGAGAATCCGTTTACGCATGAGCATTGGAACCTGACTAAGCAGGGCCAATTGATGCGCGCGGATGCCGCAAAAGCCGCGCAAATGGCAAAGAGTGCCGGCACGTCTATCGGTGGTCCGAAACCCGCGCCGAAAAAGTAGTTGACGTTTCGGTTCAGCGCCTGCTATATTTCCGCCATGTAGCAGGCGCTGCATACCGAAGAATCATCGTCGCACACCGTGCCATGTGGCAGGTGTCGAGTTTAACCACTTGATGCCTACCCAAGGAGCTATCCATGGCAGCCGGTACTACCCGCATTGCGGACGTAATTGTTCCCGAAGTCTTCACGCCCTACGTCCGTCAACTGACGGAACAGAAATCGCGCTTGATTCGCTCCGGCGCAGTCGTGGGCGATGCGATGCTTAACGAATTTTTGGCAGGCCCTGGCCTGACGATTCAGGTTCCTTCCTGGAAGGATCTTGACGACGACGCGGACAACGTTTCGAGCGATGATCCGGCAGTCACCAGCACGCCGAACAAGAACGGCAGCGCCAAGGAAATCGCGGTTCGTCTGAGCCGTAACAATTCCTGGAAGACGGCTGACCTGACTGCCGCGCTGGCGGGCGACGATCCGGCAGACGTGATCGCGCAACGCGTTTCCGACTATTGGGTACGGCGCCTTCAGGTAGCCTTTGTGGCTACCATCACTGGCGTATTCGCCGATAACGCGGCTGCGCCGTCTGCGTCTGAACACGTGCAGAACGATATGACAAACGACGTAAGCGGTTCTAGCTTCGTCGATGGCGTAACGAACTTCAGCACGGAAGTTTTTATCGACGCTCTGCAGACGATGGGCGATTCGCAACAGGGCCTTGGGATTATGTTTGTGCACAGCGTGGTGTATTCGCGCATGCAGAAAAATAACCTCATCGACTTTGTTCCGGACGCTACGCAGCAAATCAACATCCCGATGTTCTTGGGGCGTGAAGTCGTCGTCGATGACGCGATGCCGAATAGCGCTGGCGTGTTCCAAACGTGGATTTTCGGCGCGAGCGCTGTGCGGTTGGGACTGGGTTCGCCGAAAGTGCCGGTTGAAGTTGATCGCGCTCCGGCAGAAGGCAACGGGGCCGGCACCGAAATCCTGTACAACCGGGTGGAATGGTGTATTCACCCTGTCGGGAACAAGTTCGCTGGTACGGCAGCAAATGGCGGCCCGTCGAACCTCACGACTAGCAACAATCTGGCTCACGCGGATTCGTGGGCTCGCGTATACACCGAACGGAAGCAAATCAAGATTGCCCGTTTGATTTCTCGCGAGTATTAAGCGACTGTCGGCCCACCTATTCACATAGGTGGGCCGCTGCGCTGATAAACATCAATTCTGTTTGCGTAGCGATGCTGCGCACAAGGGGCGTGTATGAAAGGCTTACAGCGTTCGCTTACCCGGTCATTGCCGCGTCAAGCGATGGTGAAGCAAACCATTAAGATGCGCAACCTTGCGCTAAGCATCGCCGGCACAACCGGCGTAGGCTTCGGCAGTATGGTTATCGGTGACTTCCCTGCAGGCAATATTCTGCTGCACGGTGCTGTCGCCTATGTGAAGCTGACGACTGTTGATTCAGACGTGCAAGCGGCATTTGATGGCGATTACAGCATCGGCACGGTTCCGACTGTCGATACTGACCTTGCCGATTCTGGCGAAGCGGATATCGTGCCTTCCGCTTCTCTTGGCGCAGCTACTGCCGGCGTGTCGCCTATCGTTCGCAGCGCAAACGCCACGCAAGCGATTTTGGACAATACCGACGGTTCGCTTGAAATGAACCTTAACGTATTGATCGACGACGCAAATATCAGCGGCACCGGATCTTTCACAGTCACCGGTGAACTGTACATTTGCTATACCGTTCTTGGTGACGACTAAGGCTAAACATGTCGGCAAATATTCTGCATGCGCTGGGTCAGCTTGACCCAGCGAACGAAAATCACTGGACTGCTGACGGCGCTGCACGTCTGGAAACGGTCAAGCTGCTTGCAAAAGACCCCACCGTGACACGTGAACGTATCGCAGCGGTTGCGCCGGGTTTCAGTCGGCATCAAGTGCTGTTGCCGGCTCAGCAAGCCTCGCAGAACGCTTCAGCAGTGCCACCGGCTGTGCAACCGCAACCGGCTTCGCTTCCTGCGGCCGTTGAAGCCCCTACGGTTGTTCCACAGCCGCAGGAAGCGCCTGCGCTTCCGACATTTCCGCGGTTCCAGGGGACTCCGCTGCAGGAAGCGCAGCATTACTTGCAAGAAGTGCGCGAAGCCAAATCGCGAATCGATGCGGAGCTTGCTGTCGCACTGAAAGCGGTTGATGTGCTTATCGATGCCGAAACAAAAGCAACGCCTGCACAAGGTTTCGCTAACACGGTGCAAGAGTATCTGGCAAGTCAGGCGTTGATTCGCGAACGTCGTGCAGCGCAGATTGCTGCGCTTAAAGGCGTGAACCTGAAAGACATTTTACCGACGCGTTCGAAGATCGACGAAGCAATGAAACGCCGCGCCGATCCGTATTCCAAGCGTCCGCGCATCGTATAAGGCATACGATGTTAAACGCAAGTCAATACGCTCGCATTCAGCAAAAACGAAAGCTGCGCGAGCGTATTGATTTTGCTGCGTTTGCAGAGCTAATAGCGACACCTGCTACTATAACCACGGTGGCGGGCGTTACGCTTCCGGCGAATGCCGCTTTGTACGTTTCGATAGCCAATACTACTTTAGTGAACAAACATGTTCTTGAAGTGGGTCCGCGAACTATTAGTGTGCCTAGTCTTGGCGCTAATCATTATTGGCCTATTGGATCTTTTGAACGCGGAAGAACCTTAAAGCTTTCTGCGGCTGTTGGAACAGTCGTATCAGTCTATATGCAAGACGGCGCAGGTAAGCTGCATAAGATCGCAGAGGGTTAAATGGCGTTCGTTGCAGAAGACGGGACAGGTTTAGCGAATGCTAATTCGCTATGCGATGTGGCTTTTGCCGACGCATACTTCAGTGATCGCGCTATCGCAGCCTGGACCGGCAGCACCGGGGCGAAACAAGCTGCGCTGATTCAAGCCACAGACTATATAGAATCGCGTTGGGCACGTCGATTCGCAGGTGTCGTGCAATTCCCGGACACTCCGCAGGCATTGAGCTTTCCGCGTAGCTGTGCGCCTGTTGCAAATGAAGATGAAGTGCCAGTAGGCATAAAGAAAGCCGCGAGTGAATACGCATTGCGCGCTTTATCGGCGAAGCTTGTGCCGGATCCGGTTGTCGATGCTTCGGGGCTAGTTTTAGCCGGTTCGCGCACTAAAGTAGGCCCGATTGAAACTGAACTACGTTATCAGGCCGGCAGCGCATTGTTGCTGAAAGCATATCCTGCAGCCGATATGCTGGTGCGCCCATTCCTAGCGGCTGCGCCCGCATTAGCGCGTGCGTAATGGACTATGCCGCACTAGTCACAGCCGTACAGACGCTTATAGCGTTCACTGGACGGTCAACGACATTTCAGCGTCTTTCGGCCACGCCTGCCGATCCGCTTAAGCCTTGGCTAGGTGCTGGGACGCCTACGGTTGCAGCAACCGCTACAGCTTTCGCAACGTTCGTGCCACCGGCTGGTGCCGACTTGGGCAAAGAACTTATAAACGAGGAAATGTTAGCGCGTTGCGAACAGGTGTGCTTAGTCGCACCTATTTCAGGTTTCGATATAAATACCTGCAACGCTATTGTTGAAGCAAGTGCACGTTGGGCTGTGCAATGGGTCTATGAATTAAAGCCCGGTGACACGTCTTTACTTTTTGCAATCGGTGTAAAGCGATGACACCACTTGCGGCCCGTGACGAAATGCTAGGCGTGTTCAATACTGCCTGGACCGGCACCGGCTTCCCTGTAGTGTGGTCAGATGTGCCGGGTTCTCCGCCGTCAGCCGAAACACCCTGGGCGCGCGTTACGCTGCGCCACGTAGACGGCGCGCAGCGTACTCTGTCCGACGCAGCCGGAAGCCGTTCTTATACCGCCACGGGCACGATTTGGGTACAATTGTTCATTCCCATCGGGCAGGGGCTTACTCAGGCATACCCGTTAGCTAAAACTGTTCTTGATGCCTATCGTTCAGCGAATGGCCTAGTATGGTATCGCAACGCGCGGCTTAAAGAGTTACCGGACGATGGCGCATTTTCGCGCATAAACTGCCTGATTGATTTTTCGTACGACGAACCTTAAAGAGGCGCAATTATGGTCACGAAACAGGACTCAAACCTTACTGGCCTGCGCTACGCTCAAGAAAGCGCAGTAATCAAGGTGTTGCCGGGTTCGCCTGTTTGGTATCCTCTGGAACCGAATAGCTATTCGGATTTCGGCGGCCAGATCGCCACGGTTGCGCGCGATCCGATCAATTCTTCGCGTCAGCGCAAAAAGGGCACCGTCACCGATCTTGACGCTAGCGGCAGCTTCAATCAGGATTTGGTGACCGGTGACCTTACGCGCTTGCTTCAAGGTTTTTTCTGCGCCGATGCTAAGGGACAGGTCGATACGCAATCATTGGCAGGCGCTACGGCTACCGTTACGGCAGTTACAGCGTCCAGTGACACTTACACGCTATCCGGTGCACTGGATTACCCTGTTTTAGAGGGTGCATTGATCTATGCCACTGGTTTTGCACAGAGCGGCAATAACGGACTCAAAGTAAACATTGCGCAAGGCACGACTACACTTACTGTGGCCGCTTCGCCTGGACTGACGAACGAAACTCCGTCAAGCGCTGCAAGAATTCTTGTCGTCGGGCAAGAATTCATCGAAGATGACCTTTCGATTGAAATGAACGGTGATCTAGTGCGCATTGTGTCTAATGATGCGTTGATGGGCAATTTCTTAGTTGAGCCCGGTGACTGGATATACGTGGGCGGAGACACTTCCGGAACGCGTTTCGATTCAAATCAAGGTTTTGCGCGTGTTAGCGCAGTAACTAGCGCGTACATGGAACTTGATAAAGTATCTTGGCCTGCGCAGGCCGAAAGTTCCGGAGGCAAGACTATTCGCCTGTTCTTTGGCAGGCGTATTCGTAACAATGCGAATATTGCGTATCGAACCTATCAGCTTGAGCGAACGCTAGGCAATGATGGTGTCGGTACGCAAAGCGAATACCTTGTCGGTGCAGTACCTAATGAGCTAACGCTCAATGTGGCAACGGCCGACAAGGTTACTATCGACTTAGCTTTCATTGCCCTTGACAACGAGCAACGTTCTGGAACTACCGGAGTAAAAAGCGGTACGCGTCCGACGCTCGTTTCCGGCAATGCGTTGAACACTTCTTCGGACTTCAAGCGCATAAACATAGGTGCTGTGTCAACGACAGACGCGACCGTTACGCCATTGCTGGCGTATGTTTCGGACTTGACCTTGACTGCCAACAACAATGCACAAGCTTTGAAAGCAATTGGCACGTTGGGCGGGTTTGATGCATCACTGGGAACCTTTGAAGTTGGCGGCACGCTTGAAGCCTACTTCGCCGACGTAGCGGCAATTGCGGCCATTCGAAACAATGCGGATATAACAATCGATCTGGCGATTGTTGAAAACAACAAAGGGCTTGTTATCGATCTGCCGCTTATTTCCCTGGGCGACGGTCGATTGAATATCGAAAAAGATCAAGCTATTAAAATACCGCTGGAAAACTCCGCGTTTGAAAACCCGCTGGGCTACACCATTCAGTACCAAGAATGGTTGTATTTGCCTGATGCGGCAGAATCACCTTTCGTTGACATTTCTTAATCACACGGACTTAAAATGACGTTGTATACGACTTTCAAGACAAATCCGGAAGTGGAACGCACCGGCGTTCTGCTTGAGTACGGCACGAATAGTCAGGGCCTGCCCATCACTATTCGTATCGCGCGGGCAGGCGGTGCAAACACTGCATTTCAAAAACGGCTTGAAGCTGCAGTGAAGCCGTATCGTCGGCAAATCCAAGCCGATGTGATGGATCAAAAACAGCTTGAAAAGCTAGTGCGCGGTGTCTTCTGCGAATCTGTCGTATTGGGTTGGGAGAACGTCGAAGACAAAGACGGCAAGACCTTGCCGTTTTCGGCTGCGAACTGTGAAAAACTCTTTACCGATTTGCCCGACCTGTACGCAGATGTGCAAGCACAGTCGCAGTCGCTTGCGCTTTTCCGTGAAATCGCACGTGAGGCGGACGCGGGAAACTAACAGCGGTTCTGCAATATACGCTGACGCAGGGCCGTACGGAACAAGGAATAATAAAAGATTGCATCGCGCGTCGGCAGCCGTTGCCCGATGCAATAGCTAATGCGCCGCAAGTGTGGTTAGGTCTTGAACTGTATTTAGGTGCGTTCTTCGATCTAACTACTTGCCGCGCTGTTGGCTTTTGTGAGGGACCTATTCAGTGGACAGCTATAGAAGCATGGGCGGTAGCCGCTGAATTAGATAAAGAACAACGCGAAGACTTGCACTATTTCATATCGCGACTTGATGAGAAGTATTTAGCGCACAGAGATAAGCAAAGGCAGAATAGCTAATGGACCTGCGACAATTCGCTAGAAAAATGCGGGTCACTGGCGCTGTTGTCCAAGACAATGGCGATATCCTGCTGCGCAAGGTCGCTTTAGCCGTAGATGCGGCCGTCGTGCTAGCTACGCCAGTCGATACAGGCCGCGCCCGCAGCAATTGGCAGGTAGAGCTAGGCGCAGCCCCGGAAGGCGTGCGCGAGCCCTTCTCAGAGGGTGCAGAAGGCTCTACAGCCGGCCCAAACGCGCAGGCGGCCATTGCAGCCGGGCAGGCCGTTATCGCACAGGCGCGCGGCACTGATGTTATCCACATCACAAACAACTTGACATATATTGCCGCGCTTAACGATGGAAGTAGCGCACAGGCACCAGCGGGCTTTGTAGAAGAAGCCGTACATGCTGGCGTGAAGCAAGTGAACGACGCCCGCGTAACTATCGAAGGCGGTGTTAAATGACTGTCGAAGCCATCGACATACGCATACGCCAAGATGGCGCCCGTGTGGTCAGGCGCGATATTGACGCAATTGCATCGGGTTCGGAAAAGGCCGCTGACAGCGTTGATCTTTTGAATAAGTCTTTGCGCTTTATTGGCGCAGGCTTAGTTATTAAAGGTTTACTTGAACTTGTAAATACATTCGGCAATTTACAGAATCGTTTACGCTCTACTGGATTAGAGGGATCTAATTTAGTGGCTGTATACGACGCGCTGCTTAAAGTCAGCAATGATACGCGAGGAAGTGTTGAAGGATCCATCGAATTATATTCGCGATTGGCTATAAGTGCTAAAGAACTTGGCGTAAGTCAACAGCAGCTAATTGACTTCACTAAGTCGCTTAATCAGGCCATATCATTATCTGGCGCAAGTTCACAAGAAGCGCAGGCCGGATTGCAGCAGCTTTCGCAAGGCATAGCCAGTGGCACTCTACGTGGCGACGAGCTACGCAGCGTGCTTGAGCAACTACCTGCTGTGGCCGACGTTATCGCGAAGAGCCTAGGCGTTACTCGCGGGCAACTGCGTGCACTAGGCGAAGACGGTAAGATTACTGCGCAGGCTGTGCTTAAGGCATTCCAACAGGCACGTGGAGAACTTGAGGAACGTTTTGCTAAAACAGTTCCCACGATTGGACAATCGTTCCAAGTTCTAAAAAATAACGTACTTAACCTTGTCGGTGCATACGATCAAGCCACTGGATTTAGCGCGACCCTATCTAAAGGCTTGCTACTGCTTTCCTCTAATCTGGATACGGTAGCGCGTGCAGCGATTGGCGTTAGTTCAGGTTTATTGCTCATAGGCGGCGCTGCCACCGTAGTGCGGACGACTGCTACTGCAGTTCAGGCGCTTACTGCAGCAATGGCAGCTAATCCGATTGGTGCGTTTTTAGTTGTAATGACTAGCATCATTACAACGCTGTTTTTGTTTCGCGATCAACTGACGCTTGGTACGGATAAATTAACCACACTGGGCGACTTCCTGCGCGCATTCGGCGAAATTGCGTCAGACGCTTTTGGTAAGCTGCTTAGTTCGGTGCGCGAAGCGTTCGGACCGTTAGGCGGAATTATTGCCGATTGGGTCAGTAAGGTCAACGTCAGCTTCATTGATGTTATCGGTTTCGCTGCTAAAGCCGCTGACACGATTCTAGGCGTTATGCGTGGGATGTTCCAGGCGCTATTTACGCTATTCGACAAGTTCCCGCTAGCCGTGTCCGATGTGGTCATCCAGGGACTTAACCTTGTCTTGGATAAGATAGGAAAGTTTGTCAATAAGGCGGGCGAATTGCTTAACTCCGTTACCGAGTTTGCAGGACTTGGTAAGATCGCTACGGCTATTGATTTCACATTGCCTAATTCTGCGGCAGGCGAGGCTAAGGCCCTTGGATCAAATATAGCCGAAGCATTCAGCGCAGGGTTTAACACGTCGAATCCTGCGCAGGATTTCGTAAACAATTTGGCTAAGCGTGCGCAGGAAATTGGTTTAGAGCGCAAGCTTTCCAACAACCCAAGTTCGCCTAGCACTGTAGCCGGTAAAGCTGCGCCTGTGCCTATCGATAAAAAAGAGCTTGAGAAAGCTACAAACGATCTTCGTAGTTTCTTGAATACCGTGCTACCTAGCTCGGGCGCGGTTCTTGAATTAGCTAAAGCAGAAAAAGTGCTTACTGAAGCGCAGAAGGTAGGTTTAATAACTCAAGCGCAACATACACAGTATCTGGCGTTAGCTAAGCAGTATTACGAAGATACGATTAATCCTCTTGGTAAAATAAACCGCGATCTTGACGAACAGGCCGGTTTATTACGGCTTAACTCGGCTGCGCGTGAAGTCGAAACGCAGCTTCTGCAAACAATGAAAGAACTGCAGCAGCAAGGCATAGCACTTTCGCAAGCTGAAGTTGTTGAATTGCATAACAAATACACCGCAATGCAGCAACTTAATTTAGTTACGCAAGCTCAAGACGCTATTTATGCCGAAAGCATAGGCAAGCGTAAAGAATTCGAGGCGCAGCTTATAGCCTTGCAGCAAGCGCGCGCAACCGCTGGAATCACCGGCGGTGACATGGCAGGTGCTACGGCTAATGTACTAAAGAATGCTGGACTTGACATTGAAGGCACACAGGTTGCTATCGATGCGCAAATAGCGCAGTTCGAAGGTATGTATGCAAAGATAGCGGCACTGCGCGAAAAGGATTTGATTAGCGCGCAAGATGCTGCGCAGTTGACTGCAAAGGTGACGCTGCAGCAAAATGAAGCGCGACTGAAAAACACTCAAGATTTCTTCGGTAATTTAGCCACACTTTCGAAAAGTGGCAATTCGAAGCTTGCCGCCATTGGTCGCGCTGCAGCTATTGCACAGGCTACGATTGATGGCGTGTTAGCGGTACAGAAGGCCCTTGCGAGTGCACCGCCTCCGCTTAACTATGCCTTGGCTGCAGCGGTAGGAGTAGCCGCAGCGGCAAATGTCTCTGCTATTGCGAAACAGGGTTTTGCCGCTGGCGGATACACAGGTGACATGGGCACCGGCACTGTCGCAGGCGTTGTGCACGGAAAAGAGTTCGTGAACAACGCAGAATCGACCCGCGTAAATAGGCCGATACTTGAAGCAATGAACGCAGGCGCGGACTTTTCTGCATTAGCTTCACAACGTGGTGGCGGATCCGTAAAGGTCATCATTAACAACAATGCGGACGGCACTAAGGTTCGACAAGAAGAACGTAATGGACCGGACGGAAGAGAATTAGAGGTGACTATCGAACGCGTAGCCGCGCGGAGTGTGGCTAAAGGCGGCCAGTTAGCCAATGCCATTGAGTCACAATACGGCTTAAATCGTGCGCAGGGGAGCACGTATTAATGCCTTACTTAGACTTATCAGCGCCGCCCTTTAATACGCCAACGTCAACCGCTGGGGTAACAGGTAACTATGACAATGTTAGTTTTGTTTCAAATACTGTCGAATTTTCAAATGATGGATTTGGTAGTCTGTATGAGTTAATTTTTACTAACGATGGGAATGGTTTACTTGATCCGATAACAGATATTTCTTTCACTGTGCAGCGGCGTTCTGTCGCTGTGCAATTGACAAGCTCTTTTTATTTTTCTGGCGGCATTGGCGGTGCCAATGAATACCAGCTTAACTATATAGACGGAACATTGTCTATATTTTCGCAAGGAACTGGAACGATTTATTCGGAGGCAACTTCTTTATGGACAGCGCCGGGTAACTCTCATTCAATTAAGTTAAGTATAGCGTCGCCGAATGGCACGCTATTTATAGA